TCTTTCGTCATATCTTCCAAATGCGACTCAACTGACTTATTATCATTGCAGTTAATATCCTCTGCTTTAAGCTCTATTGCTCCTGTTTTAGAATTTACACTTTCAACTGGAACTTTTATATTTTCTATTTTTTTATTTAAATTATCTATATCTTCCATAGTTGCTGTAATAAGATTAGACTTTATTTTTAATGTAACATTTTCTGCATTACTAACTTCTAGTATTGTTCTGATTTTTAATTCCTTTGTTGCTCCATCATCAATTACAGGCTTATATGTTTCAGGATATTTTGCTATTAGTATTAAGTTTCCTTCATCATCTAGTGCCCCTACTTCCCTAATAGTAAAACCACCAACATCACTTGGAATAACTGTTTCTATTTTAATCCAATTGGGATTCTGTTCATCTATAGCAATTAAATGTATGTTGCCTCTCCAAACCTCATGTACTAATTCTTCTTGACTCTCTGTAGGATTATAATAATTGCCATTTGAATCTCCTACAACTAAGGTTGTAAGATTTATTTTTCTCCCATATATACTAGCATTAGCTAGTTTTGCCTTACCTACATTAGTTAGAAGTGTATAAAATTGTTGAGCCATATTAAATAATCTCCTTTCTAGGATATATAACTATATTTTCTAGTCCTGTATTATGTCCCATAGCTATATTTATCTTTCCTTTTGATTCTATTTCTCTAGGTGACCAAGGATACACTGTTACTTCTTCTCCACAAAGTGTTGCTGCACCTAAAAATATTTTATTTCTATTTATTGATGTTAACTTATATCTAACCCCTAAATGAGAAGGTTTTACTCTAATAACTTCCTTATACATTTCCTTTAAATCAATTGGGAATCCTACATTGCTTTCTAAGTTTATTTCAAACACATAAGGTGCTACATCTTCTACAATGTCTATTTTAGCTTTAGTATAATTTGAAATTATAATAGCCATTTGATGTGGATTTATTATTTTATTTTTGCTCTGTAGTCTAGAAATTACTTTTGCCCTTCTTATATCTATATTTTCATTAAGATTACTTGATATATTTAATCTTTTTTCCCATATAACAAGACCCCATGTAGCAGTTTGAGGGAAAAATTGATTTAAAATCTCTTCTGTGAGTTCTATATTGTCATCTAATTCACTTCCAATAGATTCATAGATTAATTTCATTAATTTATTTTTTTCATATACAGGAGATACACTTGAATACATTTCTTGTGCTTTAACTGATTTAAACATTAATAACATCTCCTACAACAGCTACTTGATCTACTAATGTTATATTACTAGTTCCATCATTTATTTTTAATTCACTAAAATCTTCTATCCCTTCATTTGTAAGGATATACAAGCCTACAATAGAATGAATCGCATTATAATTAACTACTCCATTGATTTTTATTTTCTTTAGATAATTAGCGATTTTAATTTCTATATCGTCTAGTAATATTTCTGTATTAGAATTGTTACTAAACTTGAATTTAGCTTTTACATTAATTTTTAAAATACTTGGTGTGCTAATGGTAACTTTAGCACCTATAGGAGCCTTTCCTTTTCTGTTTTCTCCTTCCTTTTTATCTGGATGAATATATTCTTTAACTCTCTTTAATAAATCTTCATTGGCCACTTGATAATTTTTATCTAAAATTAAAACCTTAACAGTTCCTGGACCATTCCATTCTTCTATAACATAAGCTTGGCCAACTCCATCTACTTCTTTTGCCCAACGCTCATAATCACTATCTGAACCACTTAGAAAATCATTTTGTTCTGCTTCCATAATTCTCTCTCTAAAATGTTCTTCATCTTCAATATTTGTTCCACCTATAAGATCATCTTCATTTGTAACTTCTTTTATGCCATTTATTTGACTTACCAAAACATTTATTGTGTTTGCTTTAACATTTCCTATAATACCTGGTATTAAACATCTTATTTTAACAACTACTTCTCCTGTTTCATTTATTGGGGCTGATTCTATTGTTTCAAACTCAATGGCTTCTTTTACGTCATCAGAAATTGTTGAAATTCTAGATCCATTTGGAATAAAAGTATTTGGATTCCCTTTGAATTTTACATATCCCATTGATTTAGTAGGTGGATTTTTAAATTTGCCTTTAGTTTCTCCTATATATTCAAGATACTTTCCTGTGGAACTTTGTGTAAATGCTAATTCTAAAATACTTTGCATATCTATATTTTTAATTCTAGCTATCTCTTCAGCACTTGGTCTAGTTGCATCCCAGAATATATCACCTTCCAATATACTTATATCTTTAGGTGCTTTATTCAACATTCTCTCATGTATATTTTCAGTTGTTTCCTTTAAAATATCTGGAATATTTATATCCATTTATCAATCACCCCACTTTCTCAGTATTCATTAGAGTTTTAGTTTCATTATCTATAGTTGTAACTTCATATGTGTAAAAAACTTCTCCATTTCTCCAGTCAAAAGAAAAAGAGTCAACACTTTGAGTAAATGGATGAACCATTAAAGCCTCTCGTGTAACTCTTTTAATTTCAAGCTCCATTGCTTTTTTATCTAAACTAGTAGATCCTATAATATCTTTACCATATAAATTTGAATATGCTTCATACTTGTATCTTGCTGTCATCATAGCCTTTTGACACCATTGTATATATGAATCAAACTCGTTCAGCAATTTAATTGAACCATCTGGATTCCTTATAAATTCCCCAGTTTCAAAGTCAATTGCATAAGTTTTTTTCAGTTCTATTGGTGTATCTTCTTTTAAAGTAATTTCTTCTAAACTTCCATCTGGAAACAAGTTATTCATGTGCCTTCACTCTCCCAACTATTATACAATCCTTCCCTAGTTGTGCAACTAAAACTCTATCGCCTACTTTTAACTTTTCAATATTTAAAGGAGTTTTAAAATTATGGCTATGAGTATGTTCTCCTGCTGATTCTGTATTGTATTTATCTTTTAAATTAAGATAATCCAAAACTAAATAATCATTAATTTCTTTTTTAAAGTTATCTAGTTTCAGTCCTGTTGTTGTTAATGTTCCTAATGTAAATCCAGTACCATACATTGCTCCATCAATAGCTTCAGTAGTATTATTATTAATAGTTCTAACTACTTCTTCAAACATATTACTCTCCATAGAACTTCCTCTTAACTCCTTCCCAATTCATTAATGTTAAATCCATACTACCTTTACCACCTAATGTATGTGTAATATCTGTTACATAATATTTAGTGCCATATAAACTAGCTACATCTCCAGCTCTAAGAGTATTTATATCTTGTACACAACTTACATCTATACTGTTTTCTCCTGCCGAAAATAAAGAATTTGCTTTATTTTGTGCATTAGCATAATTTTGTACTTTTTCATCTTGTACAACCTTTTGTATTGTTCCATAACTTTCAGTACCTTTTTTAAATACACCTATAACCGGCGATTTAGTATCTTCCTTATCATTCTTACCTAATACTTTAACTTGCGTTACTGCGCCACTTAAACTGCTTTTATTTTGCACATCATCTAAAATACTATCTAACTTATAAATTACAGAATTTGAACCTAATTTAATTAAATTCAACTTAGTTTCCATTCTAAATTTATAAAGTTCGCCACCCTTTTGAGCTGTTTCTTTAAGGTCCTTCCACATCATACTGTAAATTGATTCTTTCCTTCTATCCTTAGTTAATCCTACTTTTGTATTAACAAAAGTACCTATAGGAATGTTCCAATCCTTACAAAGTAAACTAGCCCTTTGAGTAGCTGTTTGACCGTTTAAACATAGAAATTCATCCTCACTCTCTTCTATATAAACAGTCCTTTCTTTACAGGTTATAGTCATTTTTTTAGTTTTTTTAGATTTATTTACATCCCAAACTATACCACTAAATATCCTAACCTTAGTATTATTACTATTAAAGGCATAATCATATAGTTCTATACTATGTCCTTTAGCAATACCTAATCTTTCAAATTCATCTGTATTTATCAATGAAAGACTTAAAGTATATGCTATTCCATCTATACTTTCTTTAAGTGTTCCACTCTCTGCAGTTAATGTAATTTTATATTTATTTCTTAGTATTAATTCCATAAGCAAAACTCCTTATTTAGTAACATAATCTTGACATATGAATCCACCATGATTCCCCCAAAATACATCAATCCAGTTTCCTTGTGCTCTCCATACTTTTAATTTAGTTCCATTAGTAACAGAACCTATAACAGGATTGCTTGTTCCTGGTCCACTTCTAACATTAAGTACATCTGCAGTAACCCTAACTATATCATTTCTATTAAATTTACTTGATTGAGTAGATCTATTATTTTTAAGAGAACTAGAACTTTTAGATTGAGTATTTAAAGTTTCTATTCTAATATCTCTGTCTGTTCTAAAAGAAATACTAATATATCTATCTCCTACTTCTCCGCCTCTTTCTTCTACTGTAAATTTTGATATATTAACTAATTCGTTAAACTCAAAATCCGTTATGATAAGCCTTACTGGAGATTCTTCATCTTTCCATTTAGTTAATAAATCTATAGCATCTTTAGGATTAGGAATATCTATGTATCTACAATAAGATTCATCATATTCTTTTGGGAAAAATGTATCAAAACTTAACTCAGTTATTTTTTTGCCTTTCTGCGCTAGATCAACTTCTCCAAAATCTAAGATGTCTACAGTAATATATCTTTTTTCTTTTTCTATAAATACTTTTTCAAGTGGATTAACAGGGAAATGAAAAGTTGTCTTATCCTTTTTTAAATATACATCCAAAACAATCACCCCAAATTTAAAACAAAAGCACTCATTCAAATTTTAGAATGAGTGCTTTTAACTATTATTTTTTTCCAAATCCTAATCTTGACATATCATTATTAATTTTATTGAAATTCTCAACTACTTTTTCACTATACATTTTATACTTATCAACTTCTAATTTATTATAAGCTTCTAATGAAAACTTATAATTTTGAGTCATACTAATGCAATCATCTATGAAATTTATAAGATTATCACCTTTTATTTTTCCACTTGAATTTTCTTTATCTAATTCATCCAATATTGACTCGCATACTTTTATTTTTTCTTCTGTATCCTCGCCATCTTTATTTGCAGAAACCAGTTCTATTAAAGGATTAAATATTTCTATTATTTTTTTCGCTTCATTTTGATCATCAGTATATATAATACCTTTTTCTTCAAGCTCCTTTTTTGTAAAGAATTCATATCCACTTAATTTGGAAGCTATCTTCTCATTTAAAGTAAATTCATCATATGGTTTACTAACAGGAAAATTTCCAATTTTATTTATTGTAATACTCATATCAATAATGAAAATTAGCGCAATGACTACTACAACTCCTACAACAAGTGTCTTTTTATTTTTTTTCAAGCCTTTCACCTCCTATTAAATCATACCATAAAATTACTTATTTTTTAATATTAAGCAATGCCTCTTTTAATTTTCTAGCCACTTCTTTAGTAGCCTCTGCTACTATTGTATCTATGTCATCATTACTTTCAACATTAACATTTATATCTCCAAAATTTAATCCACCAATTCCTGCAATTTGAGGTTGTGGAGCTTGTGCAACCTGATATTGTACATGAGGTTGTTTATACACCATTTTATTATCAATTTGTGCAGCAACTTCTCTCTTCATATCATTAACTGATTGCATATGATTCAATATTTTAGTACCTTTAGACATATAAGTTAATGGGTTCCCTTTATGAGCACCTATGATTGGAACTGTTTTTCTATCAGATAATTCCCATCCACGTTCATTTACAGTTGAAAATCCACCTCTATATGAATTTGTTCCACTAGCATTTTCATCTACTTTACTACCAAAACCATATCTTTGTTTCATAACATTTACTGTTGCAGTCCATGCTGTTCCAACTATCTGACCTAAAGTTCCTAATAATCCACCAAGTTTTCCTTCTGCCTCTGTTGTATTTGCATTTACTTTGATATTGTTTTCAGGTTTTAACCTATTTTGTGAATTTTCTACTGTGTTTAGTTTATTATTAGCTGTATCAGTTAGTGCATTAACTGCAATTTCTTTTGAAGGTGGCATTAAATTTATTGCTGTCATAACTTGATCCATATTAGTTATTGCTCCAGTAGCATCACTTTTAATTTCTATAGGAGTTCCATTTAAATTTATTATTCCTGAACGAACACCATCTGTACTTATTTTACGTTTATCTAAACTTGCAACAATTTCATCATTTGCTGATACTATTTGACCTTTTGAATTTACATGTGCACCACTTAATGATTTCATTGCTTCTACAGTACTTGTATTTAAATCTGTATGAGTTTTGCCTAATTTTTCAAGTTCGTTTCCCATTTCGGCTGTATATGCACCACATTTTCTAGAAGTTTCATCATATATTCCTGTTATTTCACCACTATTGGAATCTACTGCTACCTGTAAATTTGTCCATGCTTTCTTAGATGCATCATACACTCTATAATTACCACTTTTAGTTATTTGCTCTATTCCATCATATGTTTCTTTTATTTTATTCATAACTTTTTGTGATGAAATATCTTTATTAGTAAATTCTTCTCCAGTATATTTATTTATTTGACCTTCTAAATTAGGATTTTGTTTATATACTGTATCTAAGTTTGAATTATATAAGTCATTTTGTGACTTTATTTTAGCTGCTTTTGATTTTTCAAGTTCTGTTAATGTTGATTCTAACTTACCTCTCTTAGCTGCATCAAGTTCTGGATTAGATAATTCATTTTTAAGGTTATCTATATAAGTATTATATTTTGCTTTAATATCAACTATGGCATCATCACGCTCTTTTGCAGAATCCTTTAATAATTTTGACGCATCTTTTATGTCTAAATTCTCAGCCCTAGCCTTAAATTCATTTTTAGCATAATTTATTTCATCCTGATTTCCACCAGTTGCTTCAAGTTCAATTCTTGCCCTTTCCTGTTGCTTTTCTTTGATTTGTCTTATATCTTCATCAAGTAACTTTCCATGATCTGCTATTGCCTTTTCTTTTATATTATATATTTCATCTTGTAACTTTTGCTCTGCTGTAACCTGAGTATCATACTTTTGACTAAAATAATCCAATGTTGTCTGTTCTGCTTCACTTATATTTCCATCATCTGCAAACAATTTTTCTAATGCTGAATGAGTTTCTTTTTTCTTTTCTTCTATAGTTTTAATAGAATTATCAAACATTTCTTGTACCTTACTATCAAATTCTATAGATTCTTTTTCGCTTATTGCTCCATCTAAATTAATTTTATTTATAAGTAATTGAAAATCCAATAGAGACTTAGATGATTCTTCAAGTTTCTTTTTAAAATCGTCTCCAATATTTTCTCCAAAATCTTTATATACAAGACCTAACTTCTGCATTTCAGATTTTGATTTAGTTAGATTACCATGTAAACTATTCATTATTTTTTCTATTGGACCTAATTCTTCAACTGTTGTCGATGTAGCTTTTTTCATTAATGAACTATTTGCTTTTACTGCAATTCCAATAGCACCTACAGTACCAATTACTGCTGCACCTGCTGGACTAAATAGTACAGGCAATAATTTACTTGCTAATCCTATAGATTTTATTCCTCCTGCTATTTCAGTGGTTTCTTTTACTACAGAACCACCTTTAAATAACTTAACTACGTTTCCTAAGCCTGAAATTGAATTACTTATAGCACCTACCTTAGAAAATACTGCAATAGATGCTCCTAAGCTACCTAAAGTTATTGCAAGTGATTTTATTGTATCTGTATGATTGCTTATATAATCAACTGTACTCATTATTTTATCTGAAATTGCGGGCATTTTTCCTATAAGCCATGTTATAAATTCTTTTGTATATGGAGCCAATTTAGTAGCTAAGTCAATTTTCATTGTTTCTGCTGCTCCAGAAAGCTCTTCAATTTGTCCTTTTAGATTATCAAGCCTGGTTTCTGACATTGCTTTTGCCGCTCCATCAGAGTTATAGATAGCATTAGTTAATTTATTATAATCTGATTCACTTGCATTTATAATACTTAACATTCCTGACATTGCTTCTTTTCCGAAAAGATCTGCAGCAGCTGCTGCTTGTGTTGCTTCATCAAGACCACCCATCTTTTCTCGAAGCATATCAATTACACTTTTTAATGACTTCATTTTGCCATCTGTATCAGTTAAGGATAAATTATAATTATCCATTACACCAGCCATAGTGTCCGTTGGACTTACCATATTTACTATTGCATTTTTTAGAGCAGTTCCAGCCATTGACCCTTTAATTCCACTATTCGCCATTAAACCTAATGCTATACTTGTATCTTCTGCACTATATTTCATTGCTCCAGCAGTTGATGCTACATATTTAAAAGATTCTCCTAATAAATGTACATTAGTATTTGCATTACTTGAAGCTGATGCTAATATATCTGAAAATTTACCACTGTCACTAGCTTGCATTCCAAATGCTGTCAATGCATCTGTAACTATATCACTAGTCATTGCTAAATCTTCACCACTAGCAGCTGCCAAGTTCATAATACCTTCTATACCACCTAGCATTTGGTCTGTTTTCCATCCAGCCATAGCCATATAATTTAATGCTTCGGCTGATTCTGTTGCACTAAAAACAGATTTTGCACCCATTTCCTTAGCTTTATCTGTTAACTTAACTAAATCTTCTTTTGTAGACTGACTTGTAGCCTGAACAGTACTCATTGCTGATTCAAACCCTGTGAAAGTTTTCATTGCTGAACCAACACCTAATCCACCAAGTGCAACACTACCAGCTAAGCCTATAGTTATTATTTTCTTTGCACCTGTCTTAATCCAACCATTGATTTTATTCTGTGCTTTATTTATTACACTTGTAGCTTCATCTTTAGCCTCTAACTTAACTTTAGCTTTCTTATTTCCTAATTCTTCTGCTTTTGATTTTACTCTGCTTATAGGCTCACTTGCTGTATCATCAGCACTTACTTTAATCTTGTTTTTTTTATTATTTAAATCATCTGATTTGGATTTTATTTTATCTATTGTCACACTTGCAGCATCATTAATTTTTACTTTACTTGTAAATGTCCTATTCAGTTTATCAGTCTTAGATTTTACTTTATCTACAGTAGTACTTGCATTATCCGTAACTTTTATCTTTGTTGTAACTGTTTTGTTTAACTTATCACTTTTAGATTTTACTTTATCAATTGTACTTGATGCATTATCTGTAATTTTAACACTTGGACTAGCTTTTATTTTATCTAAAGCTTTCATTTTTTTCTTTGTACTTTCTGCTATTCTTTCAACTGCAGTAAGTTTAGTTTTAGCTTCCTTATCTCCACTTACGCTAATACCAATTCCAATTCGATATATTTCTTTTTTAGCCAGTTATATCACCTCCTGGCTTTTTCATAAGCTTTATTTTCTTTTTCTATTTCATAGTTTGAAAAGGCGAAGAGAAGTTTCCTCGCCATTTTACTTTTAGACATAACAAAGTCAGGAGACATATTGTGTTTTGTAAATAAATTATAAAGTGCAGTAATACGACCTCCCGACTCTATTAGTTTTTTATGTTTTCAGCATCTTCTATTTCATCATTATATCCACTTAAATCTAGTATTTTGCTTACAAGGTTTGATATTTCACCAGCTAATAATTTTCTTCTAATATATTGTTTGCCATCACTTACATGTTTAGATTCTATTAGTGTTGGATTATCCCAATTAAAATTAGTTGTTGCAGCTACAATTAATCCTGCATCAAATTCAGCACTATTTAAATTTTCTTCCCAAATACCTCTAACTTTTTTTCTAGTAGAACATTCTTTTTTTATAGAACTTATTTCTTTTTCTGTTAATCCTTTAAGTTCTAATTTAATTTTTAATCTGTCTAATATAACTGTTGCAGCTGGCAATTCTTCCTCTTCTACTAATTGCTTTAAGATATCTTCTTCATTCATATCTAAAATTTGTTCCGCTGTTCTATTCATAATTTTATTCCTCCTAAATTTATATCTAATATATTATTTTTTATATTTTATTATTCTGCTACAATAGGATCTACCAATTCAAATCCACTAAAAACAAATGGTATATCTTCTTCTACAACTTCTCCACCTTTAAAATTAATCAAATTAACTTTTGTGGCTCTACAATTTTTAAGTCTTATTCTTTCAAAACCATATGCTTCCGGGTCCTCCAAGCTTGAAAGTAATTCAAACTTTTTGAACCCTTGTTGAATCATTTTACTAGTTACATGGAATCCTTTAATGTTTCCTGAGCCTTTTTTTGCTCCACATTTATAACCAGTCCATTCACTACCACATGTAACAATGTCCTTCATATCCATTTCAACATCTGCAGTACACTCATTTACATGTGATTGCCATTCACCATCCATATATATTTTCCCGTAGGTACCATTACATACTCTACTTGCATCTAATTCTCCTGTCATTTATATCACTATCCTTTCTATTTTTTAACGTATCCTGTTCCATAGATACGTTTTACAACATCAATATAAGTTGCATTCCATTTCCAAAAGAACTCGTCTGATTTTGCCTTTGCTTGAAGCTCTTTATCAATTTCAACTGTAAAGTCATTCCTTATAATTCCTGCATTAGATAATGTTTCAAAGTACTTTTTCAATGCACAGAGAATCAATGTTCTTCCTGTATTGTTTTCTGGATCATTTGTTACTTTCCCAACAAAATCTTTTCGTTTTAAAGATGTATCTCCATCAACAGCATTTAAAAATTTAACTGCTCTAATACTTCCAAATACGTCTGATTTATTATCTGGATAATTCTTTAATGTATTAACATCATCTACAATTATTACATCACTATCATCCTTAGTTAAAACTAAGGTTCCACTATTCAGCGCAGTTTCAATCTCTACTTTAGATAATCTAGGTTCAACTTCATCAAATATAGTTACTTCATTACATAAACTCTCACCTAATCTTTGCCCTGTTCCAAGCGCTGCTACATATACAGCAACCTCAGCTTGATTATATTTAATGCCTTCATAATAGCCATGACAAAATACATTTACTACATCTTCATGATTAAATTCTTTTGACTTACTGTTTGCTTGTTCTAAAGTTTCTTCTTTACTTCCACCTAAAAAAGCTATTATATTTATACCTTCATCTTTATTTCTTATAACCCATTCCTTCACACAATTTTGAAGTGATATATCTGTTACTCCATCTAATGTAAATCCATCTATTCCATAGCTTTCAAAAGCTTTCATAGTCTCCAAATAATGTTTATTTGTAATTGCACTTATACCATCATTTCCACCTGTAAACTTTTTATTTGCTACCTCACCCAATGATCCAGTTGCATTATCAATCTTTTTAGCATTTATATATGTGTTTTCTACATTGCTATTAATTCTTTCAACCACTTCATCTAAGTTGCTATCTAATGCAGTTATAGCAAATAATTGCTTACTTCCTTCAAATAGAATTAAATCCCTTTTATCCTGTGCTATTAAATTTGCTCTTATAGTTATATTAAAATCTCTTGTTGTAGGATATTTACTTTCTAAAACTATAATATCTGCAGGTGCACTTTCACCATTTTTTAAAGTTAATGTTGAACACTTTGCATTATCATCAGTCATTCTATAAAGTAATAATTCTTTTGGATTCCCTAAAAGTGCCAATCTACCCAATCTAAAAGCAGTTAAGTTCATATTTTCTCCAAATTGTTTTTTAAGTTCCTTTTCAGATTTAATAGAAATAACTTTTTTAGTTTCTCCCCAATCCGACTTTACTGGCATTGCTAAAATACCATGTATGCCAGTTCCTATTCTTTCTTCTGCCTTAGTTTCAAAACGATTATAAAACCCTGGTATTTGTGGCCTGTTATTTTCATCCCAATTTCCTGTAGCCATTTATACTACCTTCTTTCCTAAAAATTCTCTTACTTTCTTTTCAAATTCACTTTTAGTAAATTCTTTTTCTTTTAAATTAAATAAAGCACCTGCAACTACTTCTCTTCTGTAGCCAAGTGCTTCACTATTTTTTATAAAATCCTCTATTGGATATTTAGTTTCTATCTTAGTTGTTTTTTCTTCGACTGTAGTTTCTTTCGCCATATTAATCCTCCTATTCTAAATTACCTCTACCATATATTTTTTCTATTGTAGGTACTTCTTTCTGATCTATCATTTTTCTTTTAAAAAATTTTACAGTTAATTGTCCTTTACTTAGCATATCTGCTTCTCTATCTTCTTCTATACTTTCTATAGTTAAATATCTTTTATCCTTAATATCTAAAGGTATCTTTAAATCTGTAATGAGTTTATCTTCTATAGTATCTAATAATTTATTAATTTCATTTTTATTATTACTAACAATATGACATATAAGTGTCTTACTTTCTTTTATTAATGCTGAATTAATACGTTCCTTACTTGTGTTAGATACTCTCCAAAGTATAGATGGATCTTTAAAATTTTTTTTCCATGTATTCTGATAAACTTCAATATCTGTTATTTCTTTTGTAAAATCTTTTAGTGCATCTAACCAAGAGTCTGTATTAATCTCTTCATCATCGTGTAAAGCTATTACAGTAAATTGTAATCCTCTATATAAAGCATCCCATTCTTCATCTATTCCATCTTGACCAACAATTCCATTGAATATACAAGTAAATGTTTCTTTTGTTTTTACATCTTCTATAGTCTGCATATGTAGCGCTTTAATTGCTTTTTCTACAATTTTATCAAGCTCTTTAAATGATGTTTTATCAACATAAAACCATACTTCAATAGTTCTCTTAAATCCTACTGCTTCATTGTTTTTAGTATCATCATTTTGTACTACTACTGCATAAGGTTTAATAGTTTGTTTATTAGGAATGTTAGGTTCATAGCAATTAAGTATTCCTATATCAGACTCTATTAATTTTTGTCTTATTCCATGTCTCATAAATTATCCTTCCCAATACTTTTCTATGACTTTTATTATAAGTTCTTTATTATCTGTAAAAGTATCTTCTAATATTGGCATAGGTTTCATACCTTTAACACTTTTAGCAAAATGTCGTTTTCCTGAAGTATCAACCCAACTTAAAACACTTTTATTAACTGGTACAATAGGCTTTTTAGTTGGACCATATATACCAGTACCTCTTTCTAACCATTCACCATATTCAGTTCCATGTGCTAAATAAAGTTCAATTTCAGAACTACTTCCTTCAACTCCACCATTTATGTTTTGCCTTGCATGGCCTGTTCTATCTTTCCAATAAGCTTTTGTTTTTGCTTGGTTAACTAGCATAGGGCATACAGCATATTCAAAAAAAACTCCCATACCAAATACTTTTTTCTCTAACCATTTATTAACTTCAAACATAAAATCACCTTCTAAATAGTAGATTCCTCTAAGTTCTTTCTAACTCACACATATATCCACATAAAGTATCTTCAATAAATATTGGATATGCACCAATAATCTTCATATGTCCTTCATTACAATCAAATTCAATTTTATTTTTTTCATCAACTGTAATTTCATTTTGATTATTCAATATCATTTTATATTTTGTAGTAGAGTATTCAGTTCCTATTGTATTACTTTCTATTTTTATCTTGTTCTTATCATCTTCTAAATAGATAATTCCCTTATATGTTTTTATACTTTCTATTTTTTCAAAAGCTCCGTCAACTTCTACTCTTTCAATATGTTTAACATTAAATGTAGTTGGATTTACGGCTATCCCTTTATTTATTGCGTTTATTATTTTTTTAGCTTGTAATCTAGCCATCAACAACCATCCACCCTTCTCATGGATGTTTTATATCCTTTAGGTTTAGTTGGTATTAAAGTAGCTTGTTCTTGTAAATAATCATGTTGATAAATACTAGCTAAGTTATTCCAATAGTCCGGATCAGCATTTTCAACTTCTATTGGACCTACTTTAATTTTATTATCTGTATTTGCTTTCATTAAGCATCCACGCCAACTGGCTTTAAGAACATTATTATCATTAACTAATAATAAATTATTAAGTTCTTCATCAGTAAATACAGGGTATTGACTTTCATTTAAATTAATTTTTAATATTTCTAAAGGTGTAAGTTCCATTCTTATTCACCTGCCAATTCTACATATTCCTTTTCTAGCATGTCCTGTGAATTTTCTTTTCTAATTGTAAATTCATCACCTATCTTATAAACTTCTTTATCATACTTAATATTTACTAGTGCTCTTACATTAATAAATTCTTCAATCTTATCTTTTTCATCTTTATTAATTTCTAAATTTTCATTTATAACTTTATCTGATTTACCTGCCATTCGTATCCATCCCTTCTAACCCTTCTAAATTTAAAAGAGTAGTTATATAATTAACTACTCTTAAGCTACTGTACTGAAGAAACATTCATCAGCTTTCTCAAAACTTGGCATTCCTAGTTGTGATACCTTTGTTTCAACTGTTACTGGATCTTCTTTTCTCATTGTTGTTACTGCTACACCAGTTCTAACTATAGAACAATCTAACTTTGAACTATACATTTTGTCAGCTTCTTCTGGTGTTGTTCCATAGTAAGTTGCTCCTAAATTACCATCAGGAATTAATGTTACTTTATTATCCGGAAAATATTGTTCTTCTGTATCATCTTCTAATTTATAAGTTCCACTAACTACTGCTGTAGATATTCCAAGTTTATTCTTTAAATAATTCTTAATCATTTCATCTGTTAAAATTACTCTTCCATCTTTATCAATGTCAAATTTAATAGCCTTATTCTTAGCAATATAACCAAATGTTTTACTTGTTAATACCATTCTAGTTGGTACTGCATATCCTGCATTTCTCATTTTAATTTTCCATCTTTCTATATCGCCTACAATATCTGCCTCTGGATTGCTCCACACTGCATTACCAGTAAGAACTTCCTTATGCTCTGTTGGTACTTCAAAGTCAAATATTACGTCTCCATCATCACTAGTAATATTTATAAACCCATTAGCTAGTGCTTGCATTCTCATACGTTCCATTTGCATATCACCACCATCTACTAATCCAACATAATTATCATAGATTTCTGATAGAATCATCATTAACAATTCTTTATTTTCAGCTTGTGATGCAAGTAATAGTTGCTGTCTATTTTCTTCACTTACAATTACACTTTCCTTAAAGAATGGCATTCTTTTCATTTTAACATCTAATTCTGCTTTTAAAGTTCTTGCCTTAACAGCAACATCAAATGTACTTGGCTTTAGTACTACTGGTTTTTTCTTAGCACCCTTAATATACTTTAAATCCATTCCTAATTGTTTCTTTCTTGGGAATAATGCTTCACCTATTAGCATTTCTGGTGCTAGTTCTTTAATATATGTTGCAATTTCTTTTGAATTTATATAGTCTCTCCAATCCATCAACTTGTCCTCCTTATTTTTTAATTATAGAAACATAAGCATTTTCATAGCTGCTTTAGCTTGTAATGGTATTTCTTTAGGTAATATTTTTTCATTTATGAATCCAAATATAGTTACTGAAACAGTTTCATTGCCATTACTATAAGTAAAGTCCCTATCTTTATAAACTAATCCAAAAGCCTTATCATTAGTAACTGTTGTTCCATCAACTACTTTTCCATCTTTACTAAGTAAAGTACCTGCCTTAAGAACTCCATTAACTAAGCTTGATGTTATATCTGCTTTCTTAACTTTTATAGGCACATTTTGAAATAATTCTCCTGCCATTAGTAATATGGACTTATTTTCGCCCATAATCTTTTCAGTTCTTTCATAACTCATTACTATTTAGTCCTCCTTATTTTATATTTCTATGAAAAAAACTTGCTTTGAGCTTCTGAATTGATATTTTCAGTCTTAGCTTTAGCAAGTGTTCCACCTATACTATTTGTATCTGTTTGTTCATTGTTATTATTGTTGTCACTTCCTATTGTTCCTGTTCCTCCTGGAATATCTTCTGGCTTACTTTCCTTGAATAAATACTTATCTGTTTCATTTAATGATTTAATTTGTTCATCTAATCCTAGGAAGTTATCACCATCAAGACTAACTTTAGATAAATCTAAAGCTTTCTTTAGAATAGCAACATTTTGTGGGTTATAACTTATTAATTTCTTTTCTAACTTAGACTCAAATGTTATCTTCTCCAATTCAACTTTATAGTCATCTGCTGCTTTTTTATTTTCCTTTTTTAATTTTTCTATTTCTAGATTTAATTCCTCATTGTCTTTAACCTTTTCCTGAAGGGTTTCTAAATCAGTATCTCTTTTTTTAATATCTTTTTTATATTGATCTCTTTCTTTTTTTACAGTATCATAGTCCTTTTTCTCAATATAGTTAGTACTGTCTACTAAATCTATATCCTTATATTTTTTCTTTAAATCCTCTGGTATTTGAGCATATGCTGTACCTAAAATTTCATCTAACTTTGGCATTTTAAATCCTCTCCTTTTAATAATTTTTCATTGAACATAATGCTTTTTTTAATCCATTACAAAATCTTTCAGCTACTTTTTCAGTTAATTCTTCAATAGTTATATTTTCTGCATTTTCATTTTTTTCAATTGCACTTTCAATATTGCACTTAATTTCTGTACATAATATTTTTCTTTCTTTTAACTCAACAATATTCTCTTCAATCTTTTTACCCACCTTATAATTCATATAAATATCCCCAATCATAACAATTAGAAATATTATAAATATAATTATTTTCACCGTATTCCTCCTTATTAGCAGTTTTAGTTATACTTAGAGAAAACTAAAAAATCCTATTCTATAGACTTTCATAATTAATAATGTAATTTTCTCTTATTAAACAATTCATCAAGTTCAATATCTTTTCCACCATCAACCCACCTATTAATTCTTTCTATTGCACTATCTATACTTATAACTTCTTCTGTAAAGTAACACATACAATTTGGATGTTGTAATGGTACTTCATTAGGTTTAAATACTTTACCATTATAATCATCACAAATATCTGCCTTTCCATGCATGCGAATACTATGTTGTGAACTTAAATTCCACTTTAATCCTTTATTAAATGGATTTTTCTTAGCATTTTGTATCTGTGTTTCTGTAGCAGCATGAGTAATACTTGTTCTAGCTAACCGTTGCGCTTGATAAGAAATTCTATAACTATCAAATCCAGCTTTAAAATTATTACTTATGATATAATTCTTAGGATTAATAAGTACATTCAAATCACTAGCTAATTTTCTAGCATTAGCACCACCTGCAATATTCATTTTAATAAATTCATCAATCTTATTACTATTTTCCTTTGTTACATTCCAGAGTCTTTTACTTAATGTCTTACCATCCTTATAGTATTCTCCTGCTATAAGTGTTTTTACCACACTATTTGAATAGTTATTAATATTATATTTTACTATTTTACTTAATACCCTATCTGTTGCTACTTGATCCATAAAATTTAAAATGACTTGTCTTTGTATAATAGAGCTTTCCATCATATTATCAGTTATATTAGGATAAAGTTGTTTATATAAATCTTTAGTGTAATCATTAAGTAACCTTGCTATATCAATATCATGTATTCTAGTTCTACTTGTATCTGGTAAATCTAATATTTCATCAATTAATCTATCTGCTGCCTTTGCATATATTTCATTTATTTCTTTTTCTTGTTCCATTGTTAGAATTAATATCTTTTTTCTTGCTTCTAACACTTTTTTCTTATAAGAACTCATGATTCATCACCATTATTCTTCATCATTTTCTAATTCTTTATCTATATTATTTATTTCATTATTAGCATCATTTATCATTGAATCTTGTGCGTTTTGTATTAAAGTAGTCTCTTCTAATATCTCATTAAACTGCTCTTTATAATCTTCATCACTAGAGTATTCCTTAATGTAATTCTTACGACTTTTAACCTTTGATACTACTTCATCCATTGCTAATCTTTTTGCATCTTCTTCATCTTCTGGTATTGGATAATTCTTATTTATAACTATAGAGTATTGCAAGTTATTCCAACTTGAATTCCAATCACTATAACAGTTAAATTTGCTACATGATTCTACTATAAGTCTTAACATACTTCTTATAATAGGTTCCCAATCATTCCACTTTTCTTCACATCTAGCAACAAGCTCTGTAAAAATATATTTTATTGCTTTAGCACTAGGCACATTTGTAAGTTTATCTTCTACTGGTATTGCAAGTTTCTCATGCATGCTATCATCTAATATTTTTAAGTACATTTTAATAGGCTCTGCATTGCTAAACCCACTTTCTACTCTCTTTACTTGTGCTTGTTTTCCACCTTCTTCTAGATTTAAACTCTTTATAGCCATTAAACTATTTGGAGCTATATTACAACTGTTTACATCATCTTCATTGCCATCAATGATTACTGTTTGTCCGAACATTAGAAATCTCAGTGCATCATTAAAATCACTTAATCTCCTATTATAAGCATTTTGCAATGGTCTTAAGTCTTTTATGTCACTTGAACCATATATATTATTTATACTTTGTTCGTTTACTATAACCCAACATGGTATCTTACTTAGTCCTGTATTCTTATTTGTTTCTTTGAATGGTAAATCTAAGTTATTTTCTTTAAATGTTTCTGTTCTTAAATAGCAATTTTCACCATTCATGTAATATGTGTATCTATACCATACGTTATTGCTATCATTATCCTTTTTATTATTTGGATCTTCTCTAACAAACGTTACTGATTTAAGTTTAGTTATATCATCACTATCATTTTCATAATTAAAATCATCTATAGAATGATAAAAAAGTCTTACTGGTTGATTAGGATTTGCTTCTAATCTTAGTAAAACTCTTTTAGTTACTGTTGCTATTCTAAATGCTTTAAGTGTACTACTCCAAAACTTACTAGCATTTAATATTGCATCTATATATTGTCTAAGTTCTTCACATGTTTGTTTAAAATTCTTATCATATGGTTTAAATAATATATCTGGTTCTTTTCCAAACATAAATCTAGCTTGCTTATGAATAAGTGGTTTTATTTTATTATCTATAATCTGACTAGGCTCATAGTCTAAATCATCAACATTCATCCAGCTTTGACCTAATAACTCAAAATTTAATAATGCTGCTCTTTTATCTTCACATTCACCTAAGTAAAATATAAAATCTTTCTTAGCCTTTTGTCTTTCTTCCTTTTCAGCCTGACTAAGTTTTAATAACTGTGATTTTTTACTTCTATAATTATCATCAAATATTGTTTTATCTATCATTAAAATACATTACCTCCTTTCTTTCTTTGTTGTATATTACCCTTAATTCCAATACCCTTATTATAGATATCACTATCATATTTATGTTCCTTAAGATCTGATACTTCATAACCATCTAATGCATACCATATTGCCGATAATGTATGTGGATCTATATTAAATTCATCTTCAATAATTTCCCCATTCTTATCAACTGCATATGTTAACTCTTCTAATTCTTCAATAGTATTTGTACAATTATCTGAACATATTATTTTCTTAAACCTTTTAACCTTTTTTGTATATTGTAGTCTTGAACCTGGAAACTTTTTAGCAGCTCTCATGTTAAAGCCTTCTTGTTTATAAAATTTAATAGTTTTAGGCTCTGCTGCATCTGCTCTTATTAATTCTTGTGTTTGTTTAAACTCTGATATTTCTTTAGCAGTATTGTCATCTGTCATATGATTTTTATAATACTCCCAATAAATATAAAGAATTTTATTTTCATGATCTATACAAAGTCTAATTAATGCATTGTATGAAGTTTCAAAACCAAAGTCCATACCAACCTTATATAAAGGCTTATTAATCTTATGCATTAAGTCTAATACTTCATAGTAAGGTTTATGTTCAAATTGTGGTAATACTTTTAATCCATTAATACCAAACTGTCCCCTTCTAGCTATTCTCCATAAATCTTTATCATGTGTCTTTAAATCATCTAATTGTTCTATATAAGATTTAGGTAAAAATAAGTTATCATCTGCAATTGAATGATGATAATAAGTATTATTTTTTATAATTATTCTTTTCTTATATAGTTCTTTATCATCTACCATGAAAAAATGATTTTTATTATCCATAAAGAAATACTTATAACACCAATTGCTTTTTGAGACTGGATTAGTAGTTAATATCATATGTAGTTTTAAACTTGGATGTCTTAATCTACCTGTAAGTTCTTTAAATCCATCATACTTGACCTCTGAACATTCCTCTATCCATACTAAAGATACATTATTAATAGACTTTAATTTTTGAGGTTTATCCATACCTTTAAATATAATCTTACTTCCATTTGGAAATCTTATTTGCATAGGTGAAGTTTTACACTGAATAATATCTTCAAGTCCCATTTCAGTTATTATTTCTTCTAATAATGAAAAACAAGAATCCCTAATGGTATCATAGACTTCTCTTACTACTAGTGCAGTTCTCTTTTCTTTTAACAATTTAAGAATTATTTTAAAACCAGTATTGTATGATTTACTTGATCCATAACCACCAACTAAAAAGTAAAATTTATAATCCCAATTAAATAGATAATCTTCAAAGTGTGGATTAACTTCTCTTTCTATAGCCATTACTATTCACTCTTTCTTTTAACCACTATTTCTATTGCTTCACTTCTATCTTTTCCTTTTATCTTTTCTGTTTCTGCTTTAAGTTTCTCTATCCTTAATTTCTGTTCTTCTGTTGCTAAGTCCCAGTTTTTATGAAGTAATTCCTCATATGTTTTTATTGCATTTGTTAATTTTCCTAAAACTTGAGTTTCTATTTCTAAATCTTTTAATACTTTATCCCATGAAAATTGAATTTCATATTCTTTTTCTTCTGATGAACTTTTAGCACCATAAGACTCCTTTGTCCTCTTAAGCTCTTTAGTTGTATCTTTTTTATTTTTTACTTCTGTTATTTTTTGACTTCTCATAACTTTGGCCCAAATGATATCAATATAATGGCCTATTTTATCTAATTTACTTATACCTAAAGTATAGGAATCTTCATATGCTTTAATAGTTGCTGAAGGAAACCATTTCTTTAAAAATTCTTCAGGTAGTCTTTTATTATCGTCACAATACAAACCATGTTTTAACGAATTTAGATTTCCTTTTGGTGCACCACCCTTATTAGGCGGTAGTTTTTCATTCCATTTATCTTTATTTTTCCATGAACTAATATTTGAAGCACTTTCTCCTAAAATTTTAGCAATTTGTCTAGGTGCAATATTACCACCATTCTCTATATAAATTTTAAAAGCTTTTTCTCTATTTGGACTTCTTGCTTTCCCCATAATTACCTCCATAATAAAAAACACCTGATTAAAATCAAGTGCTTCTACAATTATTATTCAATATAATTATTTAATTCATTAACTAATTCTTTTTTATATTTATAGTATGTGTTCCTTGCAAGACCTATAAGTTTCATAACTTCAACATCACTTAGTGTTCCTTTGAAATCTTTACTATATTTTAATATTTGTTCTTTAGATTGAATACTTTTTTTAGTAATTAATTTAGAACCCTTTTTTTGTCCAATCTGCTTACCATTTAATCTTGCAGTTTCTATACCTTCTTTTGTCCTTTGATGTAAATCTTCAACTTCTTTTTCAGATTGCATAAAAGCAAGTTTAATTTGCTCCTTAGCTAATGCTAATAAATATTTATTTATTCCTTCTAATATAAAGTCAACATTAGTTCCAGTCATTTCTATATTGCTAGTTAAAGCCTTTTTATAAGTCGATGTATTTATATGTTGTTCTTTTAAAAATACTAGTTCTATTCCAGCATTAAATAATTTCTCATATAGTTTATATCCTTCATCAGCGTTTCTACTCATACGTGATACTGAATCGAATACTATAATATCTCCTAGTGAAACTTTACTTATTAATTTATTAAATTCTCTTCTTCCTTCTATTTTAGTTCCAGTAAATGCTTCATCAATTATTATTGCATTTTGATATTCCTTTAAAATATTTCTATGCTGTCTTTCAATAGATTGTTTACCAGTTGATATTCTACAATAACCATATATCTTACTCATTATTTCCACCTCATATATTAAAAGTATTAATTCTAACGAACGTTTTATTTGATACTTTTAATATATCAGATTTTTAATCCATTTTCAATAGCTTTTGATACTTTTAATATATAGGTTACTTTTAATACTATATCTTTTTAAAATATCATTGTCCATAAAATGAGGTTGTTTTGAACCATAAAAATTTTTTCTGCAATCTTTTAATTGTGTTGTTTCTTATCTACTTAAACTCTAATATATTAAAATTTAATAAAAATTGCCTCTAACCCCTTGATATTATTAAGTTAGTTAACATTTTTTATTATGTACGATTTCTATATTTTCTTACATCATTTAATTATCTTTAAACCATTGATATTACTATATCTTTAGCTATTTACTATCTTTAATGTATTTTATATCTTAAAATCGTACATCTTAATCATATTTTATGTTTTCAATACCATTGTCAATTTCTTCATCCTCTACCCCTATGTATCTTATTGTATCAAGCTGTGTCTCATGTTGTAATGTAGCTTGAACTATTGCTATACCTTTAATTTTGTATAAGTTATAACCGAATGTTTTCCTTAATGAATGTGTTCCTAAGTTTTCCTTTATTTTAGCCTTTTCTTCAATATATTTCATTATCCTATAGGCCTGAGTTGTTGAAATTGGTTTGTTAACAACTTCTCCATTCTCCTGATTAGTAGTTTTTATAAGATACTCTTCAGCCTTTTTTCCTTTTATATAAGAATTTAATTCTTCTCTTAAATTCTTATTAATAATTATATCTATAGTTTTTTTAGTTTTCTTCGATTTAATACCATTTATTCTATTTTTATTTCTAACATGTTTAACTTTAAGCTGTAGGATGTCTGAAATTCTTAATCCTGTATTTATTCCTATAGCTATCATTATCCAATCACGTTCTCTATTTTCTTTAATAAGTATTTTCTTTATTAAAGCTATCTTCTTTTTATCTTTAATTGGATATACTTTTGCCAAACTTATCTCACCTGCCTTATTGCTCCATTTATTTTTTTATATGTTCTTTCATACATACATTCTTTTAAATCATCTGCTTCTTTTAGCTTTTTTACTTTTTTACTATTGCAATAAGGACATGTTAGATATCCTTTAAATTTTTCTACATCCTCTAATAATAATACAAATTCATTTTTACAATTTACACATTTATATGAACTATACATTTTTATCATAATATCACCCACTTTCTAAATAAAAAAAGACTAAGATTGCTCTTAGTCTTTTAAACTTATCCTGTCAAAATTTTAAAAACTTCTTTTGTATTATAGGATATACTATTTATTAAAAAAGGGGATCTGGGAATGTTTCTTCTTTTGATTAATTTAATTGTAACATTATTTATTGATAATTTAATGCATATTTAATGCATATTTAATGCATATTTAATGCAGTATTAATGCACGATTTTTATAAACTCTTCCCAATTAGCAACGTTTTCTACTAAGTTCTGTCTTGTCCTCGTTGCAGTGGATTGTGACATTCCTAATTTTTGTCCTACTTGCCAATCTTTAAGTCCTTCTTTATATTTAAGCTTTAAAAAATTTAAATCTTCTTCTCTCATATATTTTAAGTTAAATTCTATTATTGCATTACTAGCCATTATATTCCTTATCTCTTTTTCAAGTTTATTTATATTTTCTACTATTCTACTTCTTTCTATAATTAAATCCTCTATAATCTTAATCATTGTTTTTTCAACATAGCTTGTACATTCTGTAGAAGATTGTACCTTTTCAGAGTAATCTATTGCTGGTATATCTGCAGGTATATTTATATCTGTTGATTTTATTCTGTATTCAATTTGATTAACCTGATCTCTTAGTAAATTAACTTTAAAATTAATAGATTTAAGTTTTTTATCTTGATTAAAATAATTATACAATCTTTTTTCTGTTTTTCTAAAAATAGCTTTATCCATTAAATTAAATTCCCTTCCTTCTGTTTTTACTTGTTATTAAAATTACTTCATTAGATTTATCCCAACCTCTACCTTCTAATTTTTCATTATGTTCTTTTATTTTATTTTCTAATTCTCTATCATCAAAAATTATTTTTTCAATCATATTAGCACTGACTTGAATTGTATCTAGTAATTCCTCTAATAAATTATCTCTGTCCTTATTTTCAATTGCTGCTTCAACCTCATTTGTTTCTTCTTTTAATTTTTTATTTAATTCATTTAATGTTAACTTACTATTATCTATTTCTAATTTTTCATTTTTACTTCTGGTGAAAAATTTACTTATCATTTATATACCCCTTTTAAATAAAACATAATATTTATATATATTAATATTATGTTTTAAATTTTAATTCTCTTTATATTTTTAATGTATTTATAAATTGTTTCATTTCTTCTAATGTTATATGTTCTTTTATTATTGGATGTGTGTATTTATCCCATGCTCTGTTTACAGAACAATTAAATACATCACATTGAAATGAAATTACTTCTGCTATTTTTAATTTATCAAATATATATTTACTATGCATTAACTAACTCACTTTCCTAATTTTCTTTAACTCATATATGTTCCATTCTATTTCATCTGTTCTATTATCTAAGTATTCTAAACTTAAACATATAAATACAAGATTTATAATCCAACTGCTTTTAGTAACTCCTAATGTACTAAGTGCTGCATTAATGAACATTACAAATACTATACATGTAAATATATCAATTATTATACTAATCCATAGATGAATTTTCCTTATTAATATTCCCTTACTATCTTTGTTATCTTTTATTATGTTCTTGCAATGCTTAAGATTCCCATATAAAGAAACTATTAATATTAAACCTATAATACTATCTACACTATTAGGGTTTACTTGTCCTAATATTAATTTTTCTAACACTCTCCATAGTAAACACACACAAACACTTATAAGTAATACCTCAATTATTTCAATCATTGTATTTTTCATTTTAATCACCTCTCTAATCAATCTATTAATAGCTTAGCATTTATACCTGCTACTTTTCTACACATAAAAGCGCTCTTTTTCTGTCATTTTTCTGATACTTTTTTCTAATATTTTTAATTTTTACAATTTATTTTATTTATATATCTACTACTTTACTTCTTAGTTTACAAGCTTCAAATATAGTTATTAAATAATCATCGACTAAATCTTTATGATTTTCAAAATCATCTAATGTTATATTCTTAGCCTTTTTTACCCATACTTCATGACCTTTTTTAGCTTCTACTTCTGTTTCATATAATTCAAATACTTTTATTTTCTCGCAATCTAAACAAAGAGCTGTTTCGTAAGGCTTTTTATTTCTATCTGGTACTTTTATTGTTGACACCATAAATTTTCCTAAATTTGTTTTCATTTTTTTCTCCTCTATCTAAATGTTATTTAAAACATTTTCTGCATATTTAAATTGTTGATTTATATATGGATCTTCTTTATTTCCACCTGCTGCTAACCAATCAGTAATTCTTTTATCTATATCCATTATTACTACTCTTGGCAATTTAGATGCATATTTATTTAAATCATCTATTGTATTAATTTTTATCAAAATATTCACCTCTTCAAATAATTTTTATATGAATTTTCTACATCAGAAAACAATTATTTATTTACCTTATATTTACAATATAATTTTAAATAAAATTTTTCTTAAAAACATATGTTTCCTAGAGTATTCGCAATGGTCCCTTTTTTTAGGTACCTCAAAGTATTGAAAATACTACATTTTGTTAAGTTCTGATACTATACCGTTAACCCCTATTGAGTAAAAATGTGAAACGGTATAGTACCGTTTGGACAAATAAGGAAATTTTTATTGTTACCTTCTTTAATTTTTCATAATGTTTTTTATCTGAATGGTATATACCATTCAATATTTTTAAACTATTTATTTTACATCATCAACTGGTGTAAAATCATTTTCTAATAATCCTATATAATCAATCTCATAATTTTCTATGTTAAATGTATATCCTGTTTCCATTTCTATTCCTCCTTATTTTTTACTTTATATTTGAAATGCGACTATCAAGCTGCCATATATTCATTTATAATAACTTTAAAAATTGCTTCTAATATTGGTATTGGAATACTATTACCTGCTTGTTTATACAATGCCCCATTTAATTTGCCTGGTATTCCTGGATGTGCTTTTAATGCTGCTTCAAAATCTTCATCATTATATCCTTGTAATCTCCAACATTCTCTTTCAGTTAAATATCTATATTGTCCATTTCCTAAATCAACAACACCACTATTAGGACACCTCATTTGTTTAGTTGTTATAGTTGTGCAAAAATCTTTTATTATTTGTACCCTTCCTCCAAAACTCCCATCATTAGTATTTATTTTCTTTATCATACTTGGCTGTGTTACTATATATTTTTCTTCTTTTGTATCTTCTAAAAACTCCGATATATTAATCATTGGTTTTCTTTCTAGGATACCAAAATTGAACATTGTACTGTCCAAACAACTTATTGTAAATACTCTCTCCCTCTTTTGTGGTAATCCAAAATCTAATGCATTTAATACTTCAAAATTACTTGTATATCCTATTTTTTGCATTTCATCTAAATATCTATTAAAGTTATGCTTCATATGTTTACTTAAAACATTTTTTACATTTTCCCAAATAACATATTTAGGTTTCCATATACCCATCTGCTCTATAATGTGTATAGTTTCCCACATTAAACTACTTCTTGTTTCTGTTCCCTCATCTGCGCCCTTTTGATGACCCGCTATGCTAAAATCTTGACAAGGGCTTCCATGAATTAAAATATCTGGCTTTAAATTATATCCAACAACATTTTGAGTTTTATATGCTAAATCTTTGTTAAATATAGCATTATAACTACGTACTGCTTTTTCATCTATTTCCACATAATCAATAGCTTTTACTGGTACTCCTAAATTTACTAAAGCTTTTCTCGGTGCTCCTACACCTCCAAACAACTCTAATATTTTCACCATATACTCTCACCTCTGTTGCTTCACCTTTTAATCAGCTTACGACTATTTTATTTTTGATATAGTTCTTTTTATTGATTCTTCTCTTTCAAAATTTCTTTTATAAATTGTATTACCATCATTTCTAATTACTATTTCGTAATCATTAATTTTATATTTTCTCAACTTATAGCTTAAATACCACTTACAAAATTTCTCCACTAACTTCACCCTTTAATCATTTATCTAATAAGTTATGCCTAGATAAGTTCTTGTTTTATATGGCTTTATAGATAATATGCAATATCCTTTTTCTACTCCATATTTTCCACCATCAAACTTAAATATAACTTCATACAAACTACTTCTTCCTGTATAAAGTAAAATTTCATCAAACTCTTCAAGCTTTATTACATCACCTATCTTGAAATTTCTATCATCTTTTCTGACTTCAAATCTTTTTCTTCCACTAATTACATCGTTATAATATTTAGGTTCTATTTTTAATTCATGATCTATTTTATATCTTTCCACAACCCTAACCCCTTTCACATCATAATCACTATAAGTATTTTAAAAATTCCTCATTTACTAATTCTTTTTTTATTAAACATATAAGTACCCCTTGATGAACATTACTATGTTCTGTCCTTAGCGTAACTAATATATCCTCATACTTAGCTTTTTCACTTAGTTCTGACAATTCTTCTTTTGATAAATTTTCTATTGGAATGCTTATTATATATTCAGCCTTTAATGCATCTTTTAAATATTTCTCAATCATAACTTACTCCTTCACTTCATAATCAGTGTATTAAATATTTGTTTTATTTAGGGTTTCTACCACTGTAGAATATACACTTTCATCCCTTGGCTCTAACGTCTCTAACTCTCTTTTAGTAAAATCAGTTTCATATTGTTTTTTAACATATCTTAAAGCATTAATTAAATTTTCTTTTTCTCCAACTAACCTTTTCATTTCCTCACATAGTTGTTTAGAGCCATTTTCAAGAAGTCTATTATTCTCTTTTAAGTTCAACATTTCTAAATCTTTATCAACAGTAATATTAACCTTCTGCAAATATTCTGTTGTGAAGCATCCGCTGAAGCCTTCTAAAAAAACTAAGTTCTGTTTATATACTCCTTCACCTGTTGTATATTCATCAGTTTTACAAGTCCATATTTTTCCATTATATTTTTTGGCTTCTATACATGTGTGCATGACAACCTTATCGCCTTGTTTTAATAACTCTCTTTCCATTTTTACCCCTCCATATATTTCATTTTATAATCATTTTCTACAATCTTTTATTCTTCCTGTTCCATTACAATTAGAACAACTTATCATAATTGGAATTGTTACTAACCCTATTCTAGTAGTTATTATTTTCTTTCCACTACCATTACATGATGAACACTTATCGCTCAATATCCTCACCCCTTAATCATTAGCCTAATTCACTTCTTAATTCATCAATCATATTTTTTATAATTTCTCTTACTAAGTAGTAATCCTTATTGTTTCCACTAGGATCATAGTAACTTGCTTTTAACGCATTCAATTCTCCTATACATCTTTCAATCTGAACTTGTCTCATTAAATCTATTTGATTCATTTTGCGCCCTCCAAATTCATCTTATTTGGCTAATGTGAAATGTTGTATTGCACATTAGTTCTTGCTTCTCAAAATCAATACTGTACGCATCATAAATTGAATGTTTAGATCTTACTATTCCGTTGCATTCTAAATCATCAAAATTTACGATAACTTTATCTCCTGTTTTAAATACCTTGGTACTGTTATTAGTTTCTTTTTTACATATTACTTCTAATATTTCATCTTCTTCATATGCAGTATTACTTTGAAATTCTAACAACCACCCTTTAGAATTTATACTTACTGCTTGGCCATCTTTTTCTAAAATAATATTTTCATCACCTTTTCTTTTTATAACTTTTTTAAAATTCTTTTTATATTTTATTAATTTTTGTGATTGAATTTTATTATAATTAGCAGCGCAATTAGTAAGTATTATTCTATCCATTGGTAATACTGGACATTTATTTTTTACAGCAAACTCTTCTTCTCCGTATCTATTAACATATATAGTTTTATATGCATTTTCTTCTAAACTTTCTATTCCAAATCCACCGCCACAATAAGCTATTATTCTATTCAAATTACTTATTGATTTATATTTATTGATTATTTCTTGTCTATTAATTAATCTATTTTCTTCTTTTTTTGCTTCATTTACTTTTAAGCTTAATATTGGGTTTTTTGAAATTTTATCATTAGTTTTAATTTCATTTATATTCAAATCAAATAAACTTAATTGTCCGTAAACCTCAACCTTTTTCAATTTAGATAACCTCACCCTACTTAAATATTTAATTTTTGGCAACAGTACATACAATAATTAAGAGCATAAGGGGGAACTGCTATCACACTAGGTTCTATACTAGGCAAAGCCTAGTGTTTCCAAGATATCAGTAAAAATTAAAAATGTTCACCCTTCCCACACCTTTTCCACACACTTTCCACACAAAATGTTCATGTTCGGAACACCTTTTTTATGATGCTTTTCTAAACTCATGCATTATATTTTCCTGTGATAATTCTGCATAAATTTGAGTTGTTGCTGGACTATCATGGCCCATTATGTGTTGCAATACTGGTAATGGCATTCCTGAATTTAATCTCTCTGTTGCAAATGTATGTCTAAGTAAATGAGGGTATATTGACTTTTCTATACCTGCTCTACTTGCTATTTTTTTAATTTCTCTTTGTATAGATCTTTGTCCTAACCTTTCATGTTTTCCTTTTCCAGAAACAAATAATGAAAGATTATTATCTTTTCTGCTACTTAAATATTCTTTAAGTGCTATTTTTGTTCGTGTATTGAAATACACAATTCTTTCCTTATTTCCTTTTCCTATAACACGAATACTTCTGTTTTCCCAATTTATATCAGTTACATTTGTATTTACTACTTCACTCAATCTACATCCAGTACTTATAAACATTTCTATTAATGCTTTTTCTCTAACTGTATTACATGATTTCCTTAAAATTTCAGCTTCTTCATCACTAAGTGCTTTTCTTAATCTTTTGGGTTGCTTAGTTAATTTTAATTTAGCAGCTGGATTTTTGGGAATGTATTCCTCGTTTGCTAGCCAAGAAAAGAACGATTTTAAAATTGATATTTCTGTATTTATACTTGTTTGTTTTAATGTTTTACACCTTTCGCTTAAATACATTCTAAGATCTATTGTTGTAATTGTTGCTATTGGTTTGCAAATATAACTTGAAAATATATCTAAGTTGTACTTATATCCCTTTAGTGTTTTCATGCTCAATCCATCAAGCTTTTTACTTGCTAAATATATACTTATTTTTTCTTGTATATCACTAGCAACTAATCCTGTTTCTTGTGGATGAACATCATACTTATATAAAACTTCTTCAATAATATTTCTAATTTTTAATTGCTTTTTATATTCAGGAAACTCTAATGATAACTTTCCAACAATTTTTATTATTACTTCTTCTCTTGAATCTACATGCATCTTAATGTCCTCCCTCAATTGATTTATAGTAAATTTTCTGATATAATTTAAATACGTTTTTTTATGTGAGAGCAAAGGCCTGTATGTTACCTTAGCTCTCTTTTATTTATACATTTTTATATAAATTAAACACTTGTTTTATCTCATTTATTTTATCTTCAATCTTTTTTATTTCAGTTTTTTTATATTTTTCTACTTCTTCTAAACTATCAAAGCCAATATTTAAATCCTGTAATGTGACTACATTGTTTTCAATTTCATAAACTCCATTACTACCTTCAACTATCATTTTTTTAATTTTTAAACCTTGTATTCCATTTTTCTCGCATACTTCTTCTCTTAATTTATTTGTAAAATCACTTATATTTTTATTGCTTATTTCTTCCTTTTTAATTTTATATACATTAGTTAACATGCTTGTACTTGCTTCTGGAAATTCCTTTTTTAATATTTTTACTGCTGCTGCTTGATTAATATTTGTGTCATTTATTAACTCCTCACATTTTAATATTGCCTTATCATTTAATTCTTTTATTGTTTTTTCAGCCACTTTTATATCTCCCTTCATTAACTTCTCATATTTTCCTATATCTTCTTCTGCTAAATTTAAAAATACACTTTGTAATTCTGAAATTTCTTCTAATGTTTTATCTTCAAAGAGTGTGCATATAAAAGCACTTATATTTCTCTCAACACACTCTTCTATTACATTCATCTTAGCTTGTACAATCTTTTTAGCTTTCTCATTTGCACAGATATCTACTAACTTAACCTCACTTGGTTTTAAATCACTAATTGTTTTTTTCATTTGTAATTGTTCTTTTTGTGTTCTTCTTCTCTCTGCTCTATTCATAACTATCACTCAATTCTATTTAAGAAAAAAATACTGTCCCGGTGAAACTATTACTCTCGTAGCTTCTTTGCTTATGTGTTTTTTCACCTCTTCTTCTGTATTTTTTATATCATATGCTATCTTGGTTATATTTCCATCAATATCATTTTTTGCATTTGACATTTTTAAATTTATTTCAATAATATTTTTTCTAAGCTTTACATTTTGATAAGCAAGTACACCTCCAACTACTAAAACAATTAATCTTGTAATCATTTGACTTCCCTCATTTCTCTTAAACATTTTTTGCAAATATTTTTACCTTTGTAATTTATTACATCACTAGCACTTCCACAGAAAATACATGCTGGTTCATATTTTCTTAGTATTATTTGCTCTCCATCTACAAATATTTCTAATGAATCTCTTTCACTTATATTCAATGTTTTTCTAAGTTCTTTAGGTATAACTATTCTTCCTAAGTCATCCACTTTTCTTACTATTCCAGTTGATTTCATTTTTTCATACTTCCTTTCTTTTTAAGGGGCCTAAGCCCCTTATTAAAATTAATTAGCTTATTATATCAACATCATATTGTTGTAGTTGTTCTTCTAAATATTTTTTAATTGAATCCATTGCTACATTTCTCCATGCACCACCATCAGCTTCAAACAATGCACACTGTGCACCTTCTTTCATTCTGAAAATGAACCTACTATCTGGTTGCTCTACTTCTGGAAATGTTCTATATGGTGATAAATATACGGGATTAGGAACTACAACATCTGCAATGCTTGCTACTCCAGCTTTAATAGATACAGTTTGACTTGTACCATCATCACCATAAGTTTTAACTGCTGAATCTTGTATATTTCCAGCTACTTTTAACACAATACTTCTATCCTTTTTTTCTACAAAACTACTTTGTAGCATTATATTAAATCTCTCTGCATCCATAAATCTATCAAAGTTTATGTCTGGAGTTAATGCTTCAGCTACGATGTATGTTTCTCTTTTTCTGTCTTTATTTAAATCACTTTCAAGTACAACTGTGTTAGGTGATTTAATGTGAATAAGTAAATTCCTATCACTCATTTTATTATCATCAACATTATTTTTAATGTAATCCACTATACTTGTAAGTGTTGTTGTTGTTATTGCTTGTGCTAATGGTCCTTCTACTCTGTATATCTCTCTGTTTGTATAATTGTCACCATCAAAATTTAAAGTTTGAGTCTCCCCTAATCCAACAATGTATTTTAAAGCTTCTTTTATCATTTTTTATTCCTCCTAAAAATTTAATTTTTATTTTAATTTAATTATTTAACTACTTTTAATCCTGTAAGATTATCTTCTTCTTGTGGAGCAGTTGTTGTCACTTCTCCTGTTTCAGGATCAACTTTCATAGCAATTTGTCCTGGAACCTGTTTTTGATACTCCGATGCTATAACTTCATTTCCATCAAAATCAATTACTACCTTTGTCTTTACAGAAGTTCTAGGTGCTAGTTTAGTTTTAGTTTCAATTTCTACATCACTAAGGCTTCTATCTTCATCTGTTACAAATTTCATTTTTACACTTAGTTCTCTTTTCTTTTTAAAATCTGTGTTTGGATCCTTAATGTTTTCAAGAATCTCTTTTAACGATTCATTAACTCTTGCTGCTAACTTTTCACCAGCAAACTTGTCTAAGCTAATCATATTTTTTCCCATGTTTTTCACTCCTTATTTTATTATTTGTATATATTTATTTAATGATAAACCTGATTGATTACAGGCTTCATCTATCGCATAGGATATGCATTTGTCATAATCAATTCCTGTTTCTTCTGATTTTTTCTGTGCTATAGAACGTACAAGATCTAAAGCATCTTGTTTTCTGTATTCCAATTTACTTTTTTCTACCTCCTTTTTTTACTATAAGTTGTCCATAATTAAAGCTTTCATTGTAATTTCCAAAATTAACTACAATGAAATTTGATGTTATATTCTTAATAATTCCAACTCTTCTTTGTTCGCCTATCCTAATCTTTTGGCCAATTTTAAATCTACTCTTGAAATTAAATTTCATGTTTGCTCTCCTTAATTTTTAAAATGGTATATCTTCATTCTCTTGATAAGTTAAATCATTTGGTATAGCTGCTTCTGTCTCTGCTTTACTGGACCATTCTATAAATTGTGTTTCTTCTGCTATTACCTCAGTTACATATTTTCTTGTTCCATCTTTAGCTTCATAAGAACGAGTTTCTATTCTTCCTGAAATTCCTATAAGCTTACCTTTTTTCATATAGTTTGCAGTGCTTTCAGCTTGCTTCCCCCATACTACTATTGGTATAAAGTCTGCTTCTGCTTGTCCTTCTCTTTTATATCTTCTGTTAACTGCTAAAGTAAATGTTGTTACTGCAATTCCTGTTGTTGTAAATTTAAGTTCAGGATCTTTAGTTAATCTACCAATTAATACAACCTTGTTCATTTAATCACCACATTCGTATTCTTTTAGTCTATAATCACAGTTTTCCGAAAACTTGACTATATTTTTTTTACATGAATATATCATCCGACCAGCCAATGCCTCATCTAAACTTATAAGCATTTCTGGTGTACATTCTGTACTTATTATTGTTTGTAGATTATTTAAAATTCTATAATTTAATATTGGATAAAAATGTTTTATATCTGTATCAGTTATACCTGCAATTAATTTTCCATTTGCAACTTTATCCTTAAACAAATCGTCAATTATAAGTACTTTAGCTTTTTTAAACCTATTAATTATTTTTAAGTAATACTCATTGTCCATTGCATTTGCTTTAAGTTCCCACATGCTTTCTATATAAGGCATATAAACAACTGGTATACCCTTGTCTAATAATGCTGCTCCTATACCAATTGAAAGATGTGTTTTACCTCCACCATGCTTACCTGTTAACAATAACCATGTGCTATCTTTAAGCGAAAAATTATATACATAGTCAATTGCCATTTTTTTAGCTATTTTTGTGTCTTGGTTATAGCCTTTATATGTGTTAATCTTTTTTATCTCTTTAGGATCTACTCCATAGTTTCCCCAAAGCTCTTTAGCTTTTGATACTTCATAACACTCACATCTTTTATAACTTCCATACTCATTCAACACCCATGTAGTCCCCCCACATTTAGTGCAGTTAGAAGTCGACATCTGGTATTTCTCCATCTGTTGGTTCCCTTGGTGTGAAATCGTATTTTGTATCTGTTGGATTTGTTGTTGCAACAATGTTATTCCTCCTTTCTTTTTGGTTTAAATACATTTCAAATTTAGTTCCAAATAATGTTTCTGGCCTTAAATACTTTTCATATTCCGTGCCATTCCAATCATTAAATTTTTTTACTATAACAGTTTTAAAATTATCTACTGTAAATTTTTCATTAAGTCTAGCATTTATAAATTTTTTAGTATTTTTACTAGTAGCTCTATAGTTAGTTCCACAAGTTGTATTAAAAAAATCAATTATCTCGACTATATATTTATTATTAGTAGATGGATTATTAGTAGATGGATTATTTGGTACGGATTTAAATCCGTAGGGGTCAGGATTTAAATCCGTACCCCCATCGGATTTAAATCCGAGTGAGTCTGATATTAAAATTTTGTAATTTCTACCAATATTATAAAAACTATAACTCCCATTTTTATCCTTTACTGTTGTATGAACTAAAATATTAAGTTCAACTAATTTTTTTAATCGCCTGTAAATTGTGTCTTTCTTAAACTTTAATATTGGGAATTCTTCATTTATACTTTCATATTTAACCCAATAATATTTTTCATTATCTATTATTCTTGATACCATGTCCCCTGAATCTTTAAAGTCAATAAAATACCTAAGTATAAGCAAATCCTCAATTGTTAACTTAAGATCTAACACCTTTTTTTGATTAAATCCCAAAATTGTGTACTTCAAAATATCCTCCTATAATTTGAGCTTAATTATTTTTACTATTTATGGAGTTTATATTTTTAACCCCATAAATAGTAAAAATATAGTACTTATTGTTGTACAATCTTTTCAACTTTATTCTCATCGAACCTTTTTAAAACCCCAGCTTCTGCTATTTTGGCCATGTTAGCCATGCTCAGTATATGGTATTGGCTCTCTTTAGATAATTTATTGAAAATTAAAGACATTTTTTCTACTCTATCCATGGACTTGTCCTCCTTTTTTATTAACTTTGTGCTATTAGTATATTACTAACTTAATATTACGTCAACTATTTTTATTAATTTTGTGATATTTTTTTCAATATAATATTGTTTTTATATTTAATTTGTGATATTGTAATATTACAAATTAAATATGGAGGTAATTTATTTATGGTTAAACGTGTTAAAGATATTCGTAAATCTTTAGGTTTAAATCAAACAGAATTTGCAAAGCATTTAGGACTGACACAAACAGCATATTCCATGATTGAAAATGGCAACAGACCCTTATCTGATAAATATATAAAAGTTATATGTTCAGAATTTGGTGTGAATGAAAATTGGATAAGAACCGGTTTAGGCGAAATTTTTTCATCATCACCATACGAAAAAGAATTTATGAATGTATTCGAAAATCTTACTACTGAATCTCAAGATTATTTACTTAAAATGGCTAAAGAACTTTTAAATACTCAAGAGAAATTATTAAAATCAAAAGAGAGCAAATAGATCTCTCTTTTGATTTATTTCATCTATAATGAAGAAATTATAAAACTAGATAAATCTCTTTTTCATACTTACATTACTTCGAGGTGATAAAATGTATTTTTCAAATAAATTAAAACTAATAAGAACTACAAATAAATTAACTCAAGAACAATTTGCTGAATCAATCGGAGTTTCAAGATCTAATATAGCAAATTTAGAATTAGGTAATGTCAAACCAACTAAACTGCTTATAAATTGCATTGCTCTAACTTACAACATAGATAAGGAATGGCTTATTAACAACAATTATGACGGTTCAGATGGTATAAAAAAAAGCACTAAAACACCGATTCCAGATTTACTTATTGAGAAATATATACAATTAGATAAAAAATATCAAGAATTTGTTTTAAGTCAAATCTTAGAATTATTAAGACTCCAATCAATTTAATAAAGTTATAAATAGTGAGTAGCTTAGCTGCTCTTTATTTATAACTTTATTAAATTAAAGACATTTTTCATGCTTTATATATCATTTCTCCTACTCTCCTTTTCATTAATTTTATAACTATATACTGTATTTTAATAACTCATATGCCTTATTTTATCGCTTTTGAATATATATAAACCTCTTTGCATTACCTATATATTACTACTTTTATTATTTCTTAGCAATATTAAAATTGTATTTTTTTTATTTTTATATTGCATTGCCATAAAAATACGGTATAATATATCTCAGGAGGTTTTGTTATGGACAATATTAAATTTAGAATAAAAGAACTTCGAGAATCTGAAAAACTTTCACAAAAAAGCTTTGGGGATAAAATCAATTTATCACAAAGTCAAGTAGCATCTTATGAAAGTGGTCATAGAAACTTAACTGAAAGAACTATAAACGATATATGTAGGGTATTCAATGTTAATCAAAATTGGTTATTAAAAAATGAGGGCGATATGTATATATCACAAAAAGATGATGAAATTTTAGCTGATGCATTAGCTAAAATTTCATTATCTAATAATAAGCAATTATATAAGGTTATTTCACAACTTACTAAGTTAGATGAAAAATATATTGATTTAGTTAATAATTTATTAGATGCTATAATATGTGAAAATAAGAAAGACAAGTAATTTAATTACTTGTTTTTTTTTAAACTATTAGCATATAAGTATATTAATTTTAATAATCTATAATCATCTAATTCATTTATTAGTTCAATTATCTTTTTTTTTACATTGTCCATTATTTAAGTCACTCCCCTATTTTTTTATTTAAGATATTTCGTATATTTTTAAGTCTAGACTTATTCATATAAAATTTACAAACACATTATAGCACGAAAATCCATGACACCCAGGCATACTTTTCCCAAAATTCTACATAAATAAACATTTTGTAAATATTTTCATTATTTCGAACAATAATTATAATTATAATTTAATATATAATTATAATAGTATCTTTTTAATAAATAATTGTAAAAAAAAGTATGAAAAGGGTGATATTGTGTCAAAAAAATTTAATAATTATAGACGTTCAAGAAATATATCACAAAAAAAATTAGCTACATTTTTAAATCTATCTCAAAGTTATATTTCAAAAGTTGAAAGTTTTAAACGAATACCTAAAATTAAATTATTTTTTTTAATAGCAATAAAATTGCATATATGCCCTAAACTTTTAATAGATGAATATGTATGTGAACTTTGTAAACTTAAACATCCTGAATTAAAGTATTGTTGTATAGAAGAACAATCTAAAAAAGAAAACGACTAATAAATATAATATATTATACTTTAAGCTTACTTTTTGGTAGTATATTAACATTTGAATGTAATAGCAATTGTTAATGTTAAAATATTTCTGTTAGAATTATTTTAGGAGTATTTTAATGGACATACGTAGAAGTTTAGGCCTTAAAGTTAGTATACTAAGAAATGCTAAAGAGCTAACTCAGGAAGAATTTGCAAATAAAATTAATGTTAGTAGGGGATTAATATCAAAAATAGAAAATGGAACAATTGTTCCTAGTTGTGAAGTTATTAGGAATATTGGTAAAGAATTTAATGTTTCTTCCGATTGGTTATTAGATTTAAATACAACTATGTTAAATTCGGATACATTAAAACTGATATATATTTTTAACCAATTTGATAATGAGAAACGTAATAATATACTTATTTTTCTTGAGTCTATGCTAAAATAAGCTAGTAATATTTTAATCATTTTAAATATTACTAGCTTATTTTAGTATAATAGATATTGATCTATTTAAATCAATATCTATTATTGTTATTTAATTGGTTTAGGAAGTTGGCTTATAAAGCTAGAATATCCTTTACTATAGTAAATTAGATTTAAACTGTGAAATTGCTTCATATCTCTCAAATCTTCAAATTCAAAATTATTTATTTTTGATTTAAAATGTTTAAAATCATCTTCTAGACATCCTTTTAACATCATATAACTGCTTCCACTAGCTTCTAATGTATTGAATATTCTTTCTAATTGTTTTATATATTGTGTACTAAATACAAACTTACAGCCAAATTTTCTTGATTGCGGTAATATATATTCTAATGTATTCATACATGTAGGTGCCTGGAATACTTCATCTATTATTACATTTGTTCTCAATGGTTTATCATGAAGTCCACCACGAATTTGACTAGCTAACCATATTTTACTTACCCAATAAGTAACCATTATATTTTTAATCATAGGACTCTGAAAATCTTGTTCATTCATTTTTATTAATACAACTTTACCATTTTCCATACATTCAACTAAATTTATATTATCTTTTAATGACTTATTATACATATACTTCAATTTAAAATCTTCTCTAAGCATACCTATTCTGTCTAGTATATGTTCTATTTTACTTGCTTTAGTTCCTATGATATCTGGTATAGGATTATCATTAGTTACTTTTGAATACTCATTTAATTCATCTAATGTATTCAATTCATCTTCTAACATATTTCTTAAATTATCATTCAAATTACTAATATATTTCTTTCTTTTGTCATGTTTTTCTAAACAATCAATAACAGATTTAATACTATTATGACCTTGTGATAATACTATTGTTGCTGCACTATTTAAATATCTTCTCATTCTACTACTTAATGGATCTCCTACACTTATTGCATCTACTAAAGCCATTACTTGCTGTGATTGTAAATTAGCCAACTTTAATTTTTCAAAATCACTCATATCTTCCTTTATCGCAATTTCATTATAGCCTAATCCTTGGATTCCTTTCTCAGTACCTAAATCAATTTCTACTATTTTTTCTTTAGATACAACTTTTTTTATGCTATCACTTAATTCACAATTCTTTATGAAATCAATTATAATTACACTCTCATTACTCTCTGTACAATAATGCGCATAATTGCTCATATAAGTTGTTTTGCCTCCACCTTGAGATCCTATAAGGACTAAAGGAAGATTTCCAATATTATATTCATTTTCTAAATAAGAATTGTATTTGGCTTCTTTATATTTAACTTCTCCTAAATATTTAGTTCCAGCTTGTAATTCTAGTGGTAATGGATTCTCAATAACTTTTGTATGTTCTATGCTATATTCATTAAGTAATTCTCTTCCTGGAGATTGTAAAAAATTATGACATTCTTCCGTACTAAATATATTATCTTCTATTCCCTTAAATTTTTTATCTTCTATTCGTAATGGATATTTTGTTTTTTTATAAACTAAAGTATTATCTTCCTCTAATGCTTTATAACTTTGACATACACTTAATGCATTTGTATTTGCTCTATTTAAGTCTGAGCTTTCAGATACAATTGCAATTTGTGTTTTCAATACATTTTGTGTACCTTTATTCAACGTTGACTCGGATAATTTCTTTGTATTTATACTTAAAACATCTGCTAATGATTCAACTAGACTTATATTCTCCTTATTTTTGCTTGAAATTGTAAATAAATCATTTATTACACCATTTAGCATATCTAAAATTTCTACTAGTACATTTGCAATAAGTCTAAATATATATCCAGCGCTATGCTGCCTTTCTAAAGATTTATGATTTTCCCATCTAGTTATTGAATTTTTATAGCAACTTCTCCACATATCATCTCCATAATATTGAAAATTATATAATATACTTACTCTATCCCCTGATTCCATAATATCAAATGCATTAAGTATGGAGTTAAGCGGTTCATTGCTACTTTTATTTATTTTTAAGCTAAGAGCATCTTCAAACTTATAATTTAATTGATATTTAACAGAATTATTATTAAATGGTTTTATCATATTAACTTCTTCTATATCACTTTTATTCCAAACCTCTCTAATTTTTTCTTTAGCTAAATTTTTGTAGTGTTGTGGCACTATAAAATAGAAACATATATCATTCTTATCTGATTTATTCATATCAATCATATAGCAAAATTTCCAATCTGTATGATATATATATTTTTTTTCAATTCTTTCAATTCTTTGGTTTACACTTTTAAACATACTACATATAGATTTTGCCAAGCATGATGAAGTTTGATTTCTATTGCTTTTATGAGGTATAACCTTTAAGTAAATATAAGTTGGTTTAATTATTTGATAGTATTTATCTAGTGGCATTTTTAGATTTTTCACTTTGAAATCACCCCTATTGCTTGAATTAATATATAAATGATAAATGATAATGTTATACCTTTCCCATATTTCTTATATCCAAGTGCGTACAAGATTATACAAGCTAATGCACTAGTTATACAGATAGGTGTTGATATTTCAACTAGGCCATTCCATAAATCTATTAGAATATGAGTTGGATGAAATAAATACTCAAATCCTCGTGCTATTGTTTGTACCCCTTCTGTTAACTTATCTAATGTTCCATTTACTGCAATTACACTAACATACATTACATATCACCTTCTAATTATTTATATAAGCTGGTAATTCCATAAAAACCTTTGGAATTAAAAGTAGACTTCCAAAAATTATAATATATTTCATAAAGATACTTCCTATATCTTTAGTTCTTCCACCTTGTAATGCTGTTTGTATAATTTCTTTAATACACATTGCTATACAAACCCATCTTCCAATCCATTGCATTGTTTCTAATAACTTAAATCCTAAATTATCCATAGAAGTCATAACACCAGATTCTGCTGCATATACACAAGTATTTTGTATATATAGTAAACTTCCTAAAATTATTATTGCTTTTTTATTTATATCTTTATTTGCAATTATTTTAGTTGCATTTTCTTCAGCAAGAGCATATTGATTTTTTAATTTTCTTATATTTCTATTTTCATAAAATCCAATTACTTTCATAGTTTCCTCCTTAAAATTAATGAATACAATTATAATTTTATGGTTACAATATAAATATCAAATAAAAAGTAAAGGTGGTTGATTGAAATGACAGTAGAGTTTGGAATAGCTTTATTCTTTGCTGGTATTGAATTAGCATCGAAGTTAGTACCACTTCTTATAAAATAATAATAAATAAATTGTTAATATATTATAAAATGTAGCAACTTTTAAACCCTACCAGCATATCCTACGTAGTGAACACGAAGTCGTAGACGTTGTGAGAAACGTAGTAGAAACTGGGAAAGTCTATCTGTAAATCAGGTAGGCTTTTTTACTGCTTATTTATCTATTATTTCGCTTAAATCAATTGATTTAAATTTAGTTTTTTCTGTAGTATCTAATCCTAATACTTCTATTGGTAATCTTCCTAAAAGAATATCTTTAATTATGCTACTAGTATTGCTATAACTGCTTAATTTATTGTAGAGTTCTACCTCCTCTTTTAGATTTGCTTTAAAATTTATTGTTATTCTCAATCGTTTCATTGTTACCCCCTTGCATATAATTAATACCAATGGCTACCTAAGTATATATTTATTGGGTTACATTTGTCGGTGTGTGGTTGCCAATGTCCTATACTGTATACTATTTAAATTATTTAAAAGTGTTACAAAAAAATAGAAAATTTATATGATATAATATAAGGTTTAGAAAAGAATAGGAAAGGAGCTCTTCAGTTTATCTTTGAAATACATCGATTCTCTTCCAGATATTATATAAAGAAGAAGTTGAAATACAGATATTAGCTTAAAATAAAAAAAGCTAACAAACCTTTAAATATAGCCAGTTGTAGTTATTTAAAACATATTAAAAATTAAAAACTATACCGTTAAAAATTAAAAACTATACATATATATCGTTAAAAATTAAAAATCATACCGTTAAAAATTAAAAACTATACCGTTAAAAATTAAAAACTATGAATATAATATTTTTTAATTATCCACAAATATGTTAGTAAAATTATAAAATATTGCATGAAATAAGATAAAAAAATAGAGAACTAAATAAATTCTCTACTAGTTGAAATTTTTGTTAAATAAAGATACGACAAATAGACTTACTAATAATAGACTATAGTAAATCTTAATAATCTTATTAAATTTTAAAAAATGTATACTTAAAAAAGTACAGAATATATCTATTATATTTTTAGTTTACATTTAATGTATTTAGTCCATTAAATGAAGCACTTTTAATAAGTGTTCTGACTAATCCACCAAGAGTTTCTTTAATACTAATAGTATTTAAGAATATATACATTAATGCATTAGAAATAGATTTACAACCATATTCTATACTCATTTGAACTAAATCTGATAAATCTTTTCTATCAAAATTTATGTTAGTATTTTTAAGTATTTTTTTAATAAACTTTCTATTACCCTTAGATACACAAGCTAAATAATTTTCAACGTTATATGTTTGGATCTCTTTGGCTTGAATATTATCTTCTTTAAATGTTAAGTCAAATAATCCATCTAATTTTTTTAAAATCTCTTTAACTTTTTTCTTACAATCAACATAACTAGGTAAATATTTTTTTATAAAGCTATAATTTCTAGTCAAAGAATCAGTACCATTAAATTTATTACCTTTATTACTATCTATAGATAAAATTAAGTCAAATGCAATTCTTAATTCATTAGCAGTAAGCTTACATAGCTCCTTGAACATGTTAAATCCTATTTTAACGTAACCACTACCACCTTCATCTTTAGTTAAATGAAGGTTTTCATATCCAACAATAATAACTTGGTGTTTGAATTTATCTATGTTTTTTACTTTAATTAATCCTGTTTTTTCTAAAGATTTTCTAGCAGTAACTACTGTTGCAACGGTTAAGTTACATAGTTTGGCTATTTCTGTATTATTAATAACAGTAGTTATACCTAGTTCATCATTATTAAATTTAATAATTTTAGATGAATAAGCTAAAAATACTAATTTTTCTGTTTTAGTAAACTTATAAGATATGTTATTTAAGGGAACTTCATTCCCATCTCTAAATAATTTTAAAATGTCTTTTGATATGTTCAATACACTTTTACTCATAAAAATAACTCCTTTTCATTATTCAAAACACATAGCTTCAAATAAATACTTAGAAGTTTTTTATAAAATCTCTTTACAAATAATCATAAAATATATATAATATGAGTATATTAATAAAGAAATAAAAAATACTTTAAGTATTTGTGATGAAAAAAGAGTTTGAAACTTTGGTCGGTGTCAACTCTTTTTTGCTATGCAATTTTATTTATTTTAAAACGATTATTATATTCTAATTTGGACAAGTTGTTACAAAAAGTTGTAATAACTTGTTTTTATTATAAATCCAATCTTATCTTTTGTAAACACTTTTATTTTTTTACAAATAGTTATCCACATATCTGCGAACCAGTTCATCAATTTCTTTTTTGATAAACTGGTTTTTATTTATAATTTCCTTTTGTTTTTCATTTATCCTTATGCTTATGACTTCTCTTTTGGCATCAGGTTCTTTTTTTCTACCTCTACTCACTTTATATCACCTCTGAATAATTCATGTTTACATTTATTTGTATATAGTTTACAATAATTGGTAATAAATGTAAACTAATTTTAGCTAAGATATATATAGTTTATAAAATGTTTTCGTTAATTTTATGATATATATAGATTATATGTTAAATTTATATATTTATACGCACAAAATGTTGACAATATAAATATAATATGAGTATAATTGAATTGTAAAATAAATGAAATATAAATTATGCGTATAATATAATCATTGTATGTACATAATATGTTTATATATGAGAAAGTGAGGAATAAAATATGATATTAGGAATTGATGTAGGCTATAGCCACACTAAAGTATGGGGTGCTAATGGTGAGTTTAGTTTTAAAAGTACAATTGAAGAAGGTATTTTAGATATATGTAATAGCATAAAAGCAGAATTTGAGGGTGGAGAATATACTATTGGAGAAAATAGTAGCAATTGTTTGTATGATAATGAAGTAAATAAAATTGAATCGTTAAACTTTAATTTATGTTTATATGCTGCAATAGGTATGGCGATGAAGAATACTACTAATGAAGATATTAAGTTAGTGACTGGTCTTCCAGCATCATATTATAAAACACAAAAGGATACTTTAACTAAAGGATTAACTAATAAAACAGTAAATATAACAATTAATGGAGAACCTAAGAGATTTACTATTACAGATGTAATTGTATTTCCACAATCTTCAGGGGTGCTGCTATTAGATCCAAATAAATTAAAAGGTGATGTATGTGTTGTAGATATTGGAGGATATACTGTAGATTTAAGTTTCTTCAATAATAAAAATCTAAAAAAATTAGATACTTTTGAATTGGGTATGAATATTTTAGCAAATTCTATTGTAACTAAAATTAAAAATGAATACACAGTAAGTTATGACATTTTAAAAGTTGATGATTTATTAGATACTAAAGAAATAATAAAAGATAATAAAGTAATTAATATTGAAAATTTATTAAATGCAGAATTAGAAAAACATGCAAAACTTATATTAAATAGACTAAATGGTATGAAGGAATATGTTACAAGCAAACATATTTTTGTTGGAGGTGGATCTTATAGGCTTGGAAAGTTTTTATTAAATGAAGAACTAGATAAAGATACAATTTTTACAAATGCAAAAGCATTTTACCTATTAGGGGTGAATAAATTTGAGTAAAGTTAAAAAAAATTTAAGTTTGGAAGAAGATATATTAAATAAAGGATTGGCAAGAGCAAAAGATTTAGGATATAATTTTAGCACTTATGTAACTTATTTAATTAATCAAGATTGCAATGGTATAGAAATAAAAACTGTACCAAAAGAAACTAAGAAAAAACTAGATAAAGAAAGTGAAAATTCCATTGATAATATTTTGAGTTTATAAGATTAAAGTAGTCTAGTTTAATTATTATACTAGTTAAATATAAAGGGGATATGTAATGAATAAGGCTTATGTTGTTAGCAAGATTCAGGATTGCTACAAGAAAGAAGTAGAGCAGTTTTTGAATGAATACAATGAGTTTACCAAAGAAGATAAGAATTACATTTTAGATAAGGCTATATATTGTTATAAAAATGAATTAGAAGATTATTTTAAGACTATATAGCTCTAATGGAAATTAGCAAAATAATAGACATATTACGCTTGTAATATGTCTATTATTTTCTATATTTATCAATAAATTCTTTAAAAGCTAAACTTATAATATCTTGTTTACTATATTGTTTATAGTAGGATGCCAATTCAGAAAAATCATTCCAAATAGCTTTATTAACTTTAATTGTTGTTGGCATATTATCACCATTAAAAGTAGGCATAATAATTTCAGAATCTACATAATTACATCCAATTACGTTTTTATTATTTATAATTTTTTTAAATTCTCCAAGATTTTCTGTAATAAAATTTAAAGCCAATAATGTTTGATTAGTTAAAGTTATAGAAGGAAATTTACACTCATAATCCTCCGTATTATCCAATTTGTTATCGTAATACTTAATATTACGATTGTTATCGCCCGAATTATTACCTATATTATTAATAGGTTCATGTTCATTTTTAGATGATATTACTTCAATTTCTAATTCATATTTTTTATTTTCTATGTTATAATAATACCCTTTACTTTTAAAACGATCTCTCACTGTGCTTTTAGCTATACCTATTTCTTTACAAGCTTTATTTATACTTCCCAATTTATAGATCAAAGTATTTATAGTATCTATTTGTTTATTTATTGGTAATCTATTAAAATTTTCTTTAGTCATATCCAAAGCCTCCTTAAATTACAATTGTATTACATTAATAATAACATATTTTTATAAGGTGTGAATTTTATTTTTTATGTTTTTTAAATTTTAATCGGATTTAAGTTTACATAATTTATAATTGTCATAATTTTAATTATGTAAACTTAATTTTAAAGTAAACCTTTGTAAATATAAAAAAAGAAGCAACAAATGTTACTTCTGAAATTAATTTTTTTCTATAATTATTTTATTATCTATGAAGGATATTTTTACATTATCTTCTTTTGATATATTCATTTCATCTATCCAGCTTTTCGGAAGGCTAACTCTACATGATGTAGATCCATTTCCTCCAGTAGTGAATATTATTTTTCTTGCTGTTTTAACTTCTCCATTCTTTGACATACTATCTCTCCTACTCCCAACTATTTGAAAAATTATTATCTTTAAATAATGCTGCAATGCCTGTAATTTGTTTTAATCTAAGTATTTCATCTAAGTCCATTCCTAAATGTTTTGCTATCCATGTATCAGTTCTACCCATTTCATGTAATTCAGCTACTATATTACTCATTAAATCTATATCGTGGCTACCACGAGCTCTATTATGTCTTATTGTTGATGCCATTCTATCACTTTTGTTTGATGTTAATTCTACTATTGGTAAATATCCATATAGTTTTTCTTTTATATCATTATGTTCTTTAGCAATTCTATTTCTATGATATCCATCAACTACTTCATATTCTCCATTTTCTAATTTATATGCTACTATTGGCTGAGTATATCCATCACACTTAATACTATCATAAAGTAATTTCATTTCTGGTGGAGCAACTGCATTTGGATTCCATGAATTAGCTTTTACCTTATCCATTGATACCCATTTTACACATTCAACTGGTTCATCAAATGGACTTATTTCAGCTAAAGTACTTTTGATATTATTAATTATTTCTACTTTATCATCTATGTTATCTATATTATTAAATTCAGTTTTTAATTCTTTTAATAAATCAGATATTTTATTCATTATAATTCTCCCCTTATTATTCCTTTATATTTTTCCATTATATTCTTTTGCCTAATTGTAAGATCCTTTGTCATTGAAAAGGATAATCCCTTACATACATAGTCATTTTTAATAATACACATACACATTCTTTTCCATGTTAAAATATCATCTTTATTATCTACTCCTGGAACTTCATCTAATATTCTTTTAAATTTAATTACTTCTTTATCACCTTTTCCACGTTTACTAAACTCATGTGTATTTATTATTGCATCAGAATAATTTTCTTCTAATTCTTTTATAAACTCTTCTTGCATTGGACATCCTACTTTATTCCAATACTTAATAAACTTAATGAATTTAGTTTTATAATTATTAGCCGTTTCAGGAGGTAATGTACTTAATAAAAACTTTGTGAAACTTTTCCAAGTATGATTTTTAGGTAATGTATAATTAGCACTCATTATTTTTTTCCCACTATAAATATTACCAAAATTAGCACCACTAACTCTATTTACAACTTTGGCCCATGTGTTAGGCTCTATAACCCTAAATAGGCTTAATCCTGCTTTAGCTTCATTACCAAATGGTTCATCAACCCTCATTTTGTGTATGCTTACACCTGCTCTATAAAATATGTCATATAATTTATTATATTCCTTTTCAAATTTGCCATTATAGGTCCATATATCTTCAACAGACCAATCATAAATTGGATAAAAATTACAAGTACTTTCTGAAACTCTAGTAGAATACTTTTTATCTTTATACATAGCTTTGTCGCCTGCTATAGCTCTAAATCTATTTAAACTTTCATCAGTTCTTATACCTACTAATGTAGCAGTTTTTTTACCTTTTCCATACCAATCACCAAAATATTTTATAAATTCTTCAAAAGGCATATTTTTTTTATAAAAATCTAGTGGATTGTTTTGTTCATTTATAACCCACTTATTTTTAGGCATTGGTCTTACCCATATAGGCTCTTTTTCTTTATCCCACCATATCCATGTAGGTTCCAAATAGCTTAAACTATTTGGACTTTCCATAGGTAAACATATCCAGTATGGGTCTAAAACATCTATATTGTTTTTTATAATACTTTCTATAAAATCTATTGTTTTTTCATAAAAAGCTTCAAGATCTATAAACATAACACCTATTTTTCTATTCCTTTTTCTAGCTTCATCTATACAAAGATTAAGCACTACCCCACTATCCTTACCACCACTAAAACTCACACATATATTTTCAAATTCATCAAATATATAGTTTATTCTTTCTTTAGCAGCATCATAAACATTTGTATTATTATATAATTTCATAAGGCTTCCTCCTTACTAGATAATAATAATTAGTTGATTCTTTTATCACTTCAAATCCTAAATCTAAATAAATATCAATGTCAAAATGTTTTTCAACTTCAGCATACATTTCTTTTGATACATGCTGATTATAAAATTCCATAATTATTTCATCCTGAATATCTTTTTTATTTTCAATTTCTTCAATAAACAAATAGCCAATAGTTATTTTATCTTTTCTTTCGATAAAACTTATAAATCCTAAAACCTCATTTTCTTTATTAGTTTTTATTATCCATTCTGTTTTATCATCATTAACTAAGTAAGGCATTAATTTTCTATAATTTCTTTCAGCAAAGTATTTCCCCATAATTGAATAAAACTCTGTTCTATTGTAATTGCACTTAAAATATTTCATAATTAAACCCTCCGTTTTACTAACTACATTTATAATATCATACCTTTTACGGTACGTCAATTAACAAATTGTTAACTTTGGAGGGTTATGGATTATTCTATTAAATCTGATTTATCTATATTATTACTTGCTTTATTATCTTTTCTCTTTTGAATCCAATTATATAATTCATATTTATCCTTAGTTCTATCTAGTTCATATTTAAAACTATTTACTAAATTTTCTTTCCTTTTTAAACATTTTATAATTCTTTCATCAAGTGTATACTCAGCACAAATATCTATTATATGAACGTTTTTATTTTGACCTATACGATGGATTCTATCCTCACTTTGGATTCTCGTTGCATAATCCCAATCATTACTGTAATAAATTATGTACGAACAAAATTGAAGATTTAATCCATATCCTGCACATGTTTTATTTGCTATTAAAAACTGTCCTTTATCCATGAACTCACATAAATTTTTTTGCCTTTGTTTTTGATTTATTTCTCCATAAAAAGGTATTGCAACATTATGTCCAAATTTAGAATTTAATATTTCTACTATATCTGTAATTTCTTTCGTGTACTTACAAAAGATAATTATTTTTTCATCAGTATTTATTTGCTCTAGTATTTCTAATAAGCATTGTATTCTTGGATTATCTAAAGGATCATTGAAAAAATCTGTTTTTTCTAGTGATTTATTTTTTGTATTTACCTTAAATCCACTTATAACATTTTGTAATCCTGTAAAAAGCCTATAAATTGTGTGTGGTTCCAATTCATCAACCTTAAATAATAATTCATCTGCTACTTTTTCGTAGTGTTCATCCTGTTCATCAGTTAATGTATAATAAATTTCATCATATGTTTTAGGTGGTAAATCCAAGCATTCGGATTTTTTAACCTGGTAACTATATGGTGCTATTTTTTCTACTAAATAGTCAGTATTTAAACAGTTACGTATTCTACCAACTTCATCAATTTCTAAGTGATTGGCTGCAAAGCTCCAATAACTTTTATAGCCTAATATTCTCCAATCTAATATATACCATTGAGAATATAAATCAGCTTCATTTCTACTTATAGGTGTTCCGTTCAATATTAATTTGTACTTACATTTTTCAGCTAATCTTGTTATATTTTTAGTTCTCTTAGTTTTATGGTTTTTTACCAAATTGCTTTCATCAACTATTAAATAACAAGATTTGTTTTTTACCAATTGTAGTAACTCTAAATTAGCCTTTATACTGCTAGAAAGAGTTTCTATACCACATATAGTAATAAGTTCAGAATTAAATTTTCCTATATGTTTTTCTATATCTTTTTTAAGATTTTCTTTAACAGAACAAGGGCATAACCATAAAACATGGCTAATCTTACCCTTATTCAATCTTATACTTATTAATTCTAGTGCTGTTCTTGTTTTTCCGGTACCCATTTCAAGTACTCTCAAAGATATAACGCCCCTACTTTTATATGCCTTAATTTTTCTACAGCATTTCTTTGATGTTCATATAGGTTTGTTAATAGCTCCATTTAATCACCACCAATTCCTATATTTTCTCATAAACTTTAATCATCTATTAAATCAGGTATTATTTCTCTACTACTCTCTAAAATTTCAGATAACCCATCTTTAGGTGTATATTTTTCAACCTCTTCTACATCTACAGTATCTACTTTTGTAAGTTCTTCTTTATATTTATCTATCAATGATACTGCTTTTTGAGAAAATTTAAATTCAAACAGCTCTGCAAATTCCTCAACTTCTTCAAAATGAGATATATCTACAAGCATTGCTCCATTTTCCCATCTAGCACCTGGTAATCCTTTAGCATCATCATATAAATTTCTATCATATCCTTGCCATCTTATTGCGAATTTAGATGTATTGGCTCTACCATATATCCATCTATCGCATTCATATTCAAAATCTCCATTTACAGCCTTTTCTCGTATATCTTTATCTTGAATAGATATACTAAAACCTTCATTTAATAATCTATTCCCTAATTCAGCTGCTCTATCTATATAACTTCCTGTTGATTCACTTATTTCTCTTTCCCATCTCCCATTTTTCCAACTATATTTAAGATCTTTTAGTATTAATCTAAAATCTTCATTTTTTTCATATGAAGCTGTTATTAGATTTTCATCTGCATTTATGTTTACAATTCCATTGTGAACTACATTAGAAGGACTTATTGTTCCCTCTTTTATAATTTGTTGTTCTAGTAGTTCCTTTAAGTCATCCTTAGCTTCCATTTCTCTATATATTTTTAAAAGTGCATCCACTAAAGAATCTCTATTATCTATAAACCATGTAGATTTTGTTTTTTGTACTAAAATATAATCCATAATATCGTTTAAATTTTCAGCAATACTACTAATTTCTTTTTTTGAAAGATCCTCAATTCGATTAAATTTTAAATCTTCTTTTACTCTATCTATATTATTTAAATAATAATCTATTTTATCTATAAATTTATCTCTTATTGTATTTCCCCAAGAAATTTGTTTTTCTGTACCTGTTAATTCTGGTAGCTCCATTTCAACAGCCTTTTCTAAAGCTTCTTTATTTATTCTTTCTCTTTCTTCTTGTAACCATTTAGCATAGCACTCTTCACATTTTCCTTCGAACCTTTTATCTGCTTTCCATTGTCTATTTTTATTAGGCCCTATTATATTTACTCTTCCTTCGTGTCCACAACTAAATGTTCCATAATACCAAGACATTTTAAAATCCCCTTTCGTTTAACCTTATAATTATATAATATCGTACCGTCTACGGTATGTCAAGTAGAAAATAAAAAACTTAAAATATTTAAGTCCAAAAATATTACTGTACAGTTATATTTAATACTTTATGTTAATATATTGTTTGTAATGGAGGATATAAATATGAGTGATAGTTTAATAGATAGATTAAGAAATAACAATAAGGCTAATGCCAATAATCTTATACAACCTAAAAATGTTAACTTAAATTTAGAAGAATACTTTAATACTACTTTGCAAGATTTGAAGAATAGTAGCTTTAATGAAAATGAATTGAAATTTATAATAAATAACATAAATAATGCTATTGAATATTCTAAAAAAACAATTAAAAATAAATAAAAAAAGAAGGTAGATTACAAGTATTTTAAACTTGCAATCTACCTTCTTTTTTTAAACTAATTTAGCAGCATCTTTCAAACTGTCATTCCTTCCTGTTCCTGGTCTACCACCTATTTGAATTATCTTTTCTGCTTTTAATCCACTTATATCAAAATCACTCTTCTTCATCATAGGACATTGATTTTTCTGTGCTACATATATAGCTGCATTTGCATCCATGTCACCAAAATAAAGTACTATTGTTTTCATATCATACACCTCTTTATTATTTTCTTTTTCAAAATTTGTTCTTATATAATCTACTGATACATATCCTCCATGGTCCCCAAAATAAATTGAATACCACTTATCTACTTTTTTATCTATCCTTATAACTGCTCCATTCGATAATGTTCCTATTATATTCCCATTAGGTTTATCTCTAACATTTAATACATCAGCTGTAACAACTCCCTCATTTTTATTAATAGTTACAACTTCATTAAATATTCCACTATTAAATTCATTAACATCACAGTTACCATTTACACCATTAACCTGTCCTTTATCACTATATTGAAATCCTACCCATGATGTCCAAATAGGATTATATCCTGGAGTGTCAACACCATAATGTGCAATCCATACCGGATACTTTGAAAGTCTTGAATCTAGTGAACTATTAGCAAAAGATGTATAAGTATATACAACAACATTTTTCCCTGTTAACCTTTTTACTTCTTTTAAAAATGTTATACATTCAGTAGTTAGTTTACTTGCATCCATTCCACAATCAACTTCTATATCTAATGCTAATAAGCAATCTGAAACTTTATTTTTAATGCACTCTACAAAATATCTAGCTTCATTTAAAGCATCACCTCTAAAAAAGTGATAAAACCCAACTTTTAATCCTTGTTCTTTTGCTCTACTATAATTTTGCTCTAAAAAAGCATCCTTATAATTATTACCTTCGGATGCTTTCATATAAACTACTTTTATCCCACTAGCTTTGACCTTACTATAATCTATATCTCCTTGCCAGTTTGAAATATCTATTCCTTTTAAATTGCTTGTACTTCTACTTTGCATCAATATCGCTCTCCTTCTTATTAAATGGATTAATAGGTAAATCCATTCCTGGTGTTTCACTGTTGTTTGCAAGTCCTAACACTATTAAAGCACTACATATAATTGTCATAGTATTTTCTAACCATCCCATATCAATATCCATTCCAAATTGTATTAGTAATAAAGCTATTAATCCTACTGTTGATGTTAAAGTACCTGTATTTTTAAATCTTTTTAACCATTCTTTAAATTGTCTCATAGTAAATTCCTCCCTATTTTAATTTTTCTTTTATGTCCTCAACATCTTGTTTTATTTCTGTTACAACTTCTATATTTTTAGTTAAATCCATTATTATTTTTTGGTTATTGTCTATAGTTGCATTTAACTTATCTTCTCTTTCCTTTGTAGTTTTAAGCACATATATTGTAAGTAATATACATGCAAGACACCATATTCCTTGTGTTCCTGCTAACTTTAATAGTTCTTCCATATTACACCTACCTTTTATAAATAAAAAAACAAAATAAAAACACCTATTAGGTGTCTATATTTTGTTTTTTATTATACTATTTATTATTTTTTCTTGTTTTATATCATTTTTCAAATGAAATATTCATTGACAGTCTAATTCTTTTTTAATCTTATCAGCAATAATTGTATCTAATAGTAATTTAGCCTTTTTTGAACAATTTCCTTTGCTATCAATAGAATTTATGTTAATTAAAGCTTGTATTATAATTTTTATGTTATCAGTATCTTTAAATAGAATTCTAAGTTCTTTTGTTATATTATTTAAAGTTGTCTGATTTATAGAAATTTTGTTTTCTTTGATATTAGTATTATTTTTTTTTACTATTATATCATCAGTATTTTTGCCTGTATATCTCCCAATTTCACAAGCATTGAAAACTTTTTTTAATTTCATTGAAGCAATATTTATAAGTATTTTTTTAGAGAATTCAGAGAATATAATTTCTTCATCTTTTTCCATTTTAACTTCATTCATATTTATTAATGCTTTATATAGAGTATCCATTACATCATCTGCTCGAAACATTGCCCTAAATAAAGCTATAACATTTTCTTCATCAGTTTTATCAACAATAGTTTCTAATTTTTTTTTATTTCTTGATCTTGTAAAATATTCTTCGTCAGCCCAATCACTAACTTTTGTATTTGTTGCATGTGCTATTTTCTCTATAGTTGTTAAAGTTGCAACCTTTTTATTTGCTTCATATGCTATAATATCTTTTTCCAAAACATTCGTTACACGAGCAAGCTCTCTTGTAGAATACGTTAATGTTTTTCTTTTTTCTTTTATTTTATTACCTTTCTTGTTCATTACTTCTCCTTGATATATCCTTATTTTATAATATATATGTAATTTAGTCATATTGTACCATACGTATTATAGAAATGTGGATAAAAATTCGATAAAATAAGAACATTTGATAATACGCATAAGTCTAAGCCTTTTAGGCTTGCTTAACAATTTGATAGGATGTTTTTCAAAAGATATATTTCCATCAGTAGTGTCGTCTTATTTTTCTAAG